AATCAATTATCTCAGTTGCTTTCGTACCATCGGGGCTCGGGGGAAGCGGGGACGGCGACGGGGCTGGTGTAGGTGAAGGGGGCTGGACGACGGATCCACCTATCCACGCAAGCGAAGCGGGCACGCGACGGATGTGCTGGTTATAGTTCTTTGGCGTGTCGTCAAGCATTGCACGTACGCCATCAGTGCCAACGTAAGCAGAGTCGTACATCTCCTCGTATGCGGTCTTGAAGAACTGATCGCCAGAAATCTTGTGGGCATAAGCGTATGCAGGAATAATCGTTGAGCTCGCCTGTCGCGTACTCGGCAACCACCACGCCTCAAGCGCGGTCCACGGAAAGACAATATCACCCTTCTCGTAGCGGGTTGGATTTTTTGATGTGCCGCCGTGATAGAAATAGTGCCAGCCGCGAATGCGCTTGCCTGAGACTTGTTCAATCTGATCCTTGATGTATGGCCCATCGTTGTACAAGTGACGACAGCCATTCAGGATCTGATTTTTGACGTTCTCCTTGACGGTCGTGTTTGTGGTGACCTGATGTACGTCACACAGCGCTGCCATAAGTAATCCAACCATGAACGGCTGCATCACGCCAACTAACGATCCACCATCATCACTAACCCAGTCATCATTCCATACCCATGCTCCATCAGATCGTTGTGTGCGCCCAAAGTACTGCACTGCGGCTGCTTCCACATCAGCAAGATACTGCGCTCGCAGTTCTGCGCCATTTGTAACTGTTCCGGTTGTAGATGGAAAAGAGTCCGGCAGCACCTTCGCTAACCACGTTGCGTAGTGCAGCATGAATGCGCCTTCGCGCAGATCGTAAAGTGGTTCGGTTATACGCCGTTTGATGTAGATGTAGAAGAAATACTGGACGTAGGAATTGATCCAATCCCACATCTCCGGCCGGCCATCAAGCGCGCGCAGAATAAGTCCAGCAATTCCTGCGTGTCGGGGAGGTGGACTGGCTTCATCGGGCCACTTGCGGACCTTCCCTTCTCCGATCCATGACTGTTGCTGCCACCATGAATCGGCGCATTTACGAAACAGGGTTAGGAACTGTAGATCTCCAGAGCGTCGGTGTGCGATGTATTCACTGAGCGGCAGGTCGTAGTAGTTCAGCAGTACGAAGCTATTGGCACCGATCTCATCCGTAGGCGGCGTAATCGGACATGCTTCTCCGTGTTGCTTAGCTTTGGCAATCTGCGTCTGGTCAAAGTAGGTGTTGCCGATCGGGATTTGCGGGCCAGTGATGAGATCGCTCTGCTCTTGTAAGGTCATGGGAGCGGATTGTATTACTTTGTTGCGGTTCTGTCTAAAGATTTATTGCGAACCTGTCACTCTTTGGGCGGCAGCGTGTAATCGGCGGGCTTCATATCTTGCGAATTATCGTAGTTCTTGTGCTTAATAGTCAGCGTCGCTTGCATGGTCCGGATCTGATTCTCGTAGTTTGCCATCTCGCTTTTTAGCAGTCCATTCACCTCGCGTGAGTCCGCTAGCTCGCCATCCAGTTCTTCAGCTTTATTGCGCCAGAAACGGATCTGCGTACGTAGTTCCTCTTCCCGTTGGTTCCACTCCTCACGCCTCTGTTCGGCCTTCTGAATGACGGTCTGAATTTCCCGAAGAGTTTCCAGTCCGGTGCTAACCTGCGAGTTCTCAGCGGTAATGTGGATGCTTTTGGTTTCCGCTTTAACCTTATCAAGTTCGATAGGTTCACGGTTGCGCCGGGTAAACCAGCCGCCTAGCCAAGCAAGGATACTTGCAACGACTACGTAGAGGAGCGTCGTAGGGTCGCGCGGGATTAGTGAGTCGAATTGCATCGGGGGTCATCGTCGGTCCAGTTCTTGATGTAGCACTGTGATGCATTCAGCTAGTTGTTTGCCGATTCGTTGGCGCTCTTTTAGCTCTTGATCTTCCTGCCTCTTGTCTTTGACTATCAGGCTAAAAGTCGGCTGCTTGCGATGCTGGCGCGGGTTCTTCTGTCTCGGGAAAACCAGCGAACTGTATTGCGCCGACTCAGGCGGGAAGCGGCGATCCAAGGGCACGTCTTTGTAGCCATGCCACGGACTAATACAAGCAATGTCAGCTTGGTCCTCCGACGAGAAGAATCCGCCGTTCTCAAACCATATTAGCTTCTGCTTCTTTCCGTCAACCTCAACGCCTTTTGGACATGGAATCTTCATCACGTTCCATGAGAAGTGAATGAACGGACGGAAGACGCACTTGAAAAACAGCTTGCGATACCACGGCGTTGAAGGGTCAAGATCCCACTTCCAGTGAGCCACCATCCAGATTCTGTCCAGAGATTCAGCGACTCGTTCTGGAAGCATTCGCTAACCTCCTCCTTGCCCCGGCCCTTTGCCTGGATTATCAATGTCACCTTGCGGCTTTGGCTTTGGTGCTGGTTTGGGCTCTGGTTGCGGTTGAGGTGGTCGCTGTGGCTTGTCTTTATCAGGTTTATTTGCACTCATACTCGACTCCGTTATCCTTTTCAAGTAATCGAACAGTGAGTGAGATAGCACTGTAAGTTTCCAAAACTGTCACAGGTGGTGATCATCGGGGGCTGGTTATTGTGCTCTCTGCTGGTTACGCGTTAATTCCAAGCTCGCCACTCGTGCCGGTAGCTCGTCAAGTTTCTTGTCCACAGCGGTCAGTTTCTCGGTCAACGCCTTGGCATCGGTCTTCAGCTCGGCAATATCCCGCTGAATACGAAGCTCCTTGTCGTCAGCACGAGTGGAAGCTCCGCTCATTTTATCCATCAGGTCAGTCTTGGAGACTGATTGAGCAATCTGTATCAATGACTGATCGATGCGGGTGTTGCAATGCTTCAGTTCCTTATCCAGGTTCTCCAGCGCCTGGACTAGGTCCGGCTTATCTACTTTGCCAGCTACCAGTTTCCACACTGCGATCACAGATGCAATGATCAATGCGGCGATGATTCCCAGTATCCATCTAGTCCAGTCGTAGGGTTGCATTTCGATAGCCAAGCACGATGTCTCCTGCTACAAAATCTTCCCGTTCACCAGCCCGGTCACCTTCTCATTCGTATCTGTCACGGTCTGTTCTGTCTGCCGATGTTCCAGATGGCTCCAGATGCGACTGAGTATCACGACAAGGATCGTGGTAGCGTTGCTGATAATGGCGACGATGACTGCTTCGGTGAATTTCATTTAGGTGTCAGGTTTAGGTAAGTAATCACAGCGTCTCGGAGCCCTTCACGAAGTTTTCATCGTTGTCTCCCCAACAGACTATCCCTGCAAAATGACTCCGAGACGCTGCTACTTGATGTCGCCTCCCCGTGGCAGCCCCTCCAGCAGCACGGGCTGACCAACTCGCGCTGCATCTGTCCCGAAGAGGCGGCAACTGGTTAGGTGGTGGGCGGAGGTTCGCCGCCGGTATCGCTTGTGGTTAACGCATCCAGATCATCGTCAACCTGCTCCAGCTTCGTGGCAGCCGCGTCGAGTCGGGCCTGATCGATCTGCCCTTGGGCCACTTGTGCCTTTAGGTCGGCGACTAGAGCTTTCAACTCCCCCTGTGCGGCTTTGATGATAGTCACGTCTTCTGCGAGATCCGCCGCCTCTTTCTCAATTCGATCAATGTTGCTGCTCATCGTATCTACCTTTCTACTGAGATTATTAATTGCTGTTAGCACTTCACTGCCGTCAGCGCCATCTCTCGCCAGCACGTCCGTCCGACGATTGTACGCACCGATCAGCGCGTTGAGCAGGAAGTACAGGTTACCCGACTTACTGATCTCGACATTGCTCTTGCTAAAGAAATCCTTCATCGACATCCTACTTCACCGCCATGCACTGTCTCACGTCGATGTCACCCGGTCTGCCCCATGGACAGCCGGTCAGTTGGTAGAAGATCTCGGTGCGCACTGACGGTTGCTCGGTGGAGCCGCTCAACCAGTGGGCGAATACGTCGTTGGGGATGGTCAACTCTCTGCCGTTATTGCCAAGCGCTTGAAGTGCTTGAACCAGCGGCGGGATGTCGGCAGTGCGACGAATAGATTCGACAGCGGACTCGCTGAGTCGTACGATGATCTCCGCTCGGTTGTACGCTGACCACTCATCGTCCGGCACATCCAGCAGTTTCTCTTTGTTAGGACAGGACAGCGTAACTATCAGCTTCGTGTCTGCTGAACCATTGAATCGCAAGGCTTGATGCTGCTCTCGCCACTGAGCTACGGGCGCAACTTGAACTACAGTGCAGGGCGGGAGGTTGGGTTGCTGGAAGGTGAACAAAGCCAGCAGGATTAGTAGAGTCATGGTTGCATCACCGCTTTCAGTTTATTTACTTCTGCTTTCAACTTGCGCTCCAACTCCTTCTCGTCACGTGCAATGCCGATCGCGCTGCGTGCCTCTGCGCTGCTACTGGTACTGGAGTAAAACACCACTAAAGACGAGAGTATGCCTTCGGCGATGTTCGCAGCTTGTTGCACGCGCGGATGAGCAGCGAAGTTCTGACGATTGATAATCCCACGGAAGCACTGCAAAGCAGAGAGCGATGCTTGGAATTTCCGAGATTTGACCTCACTTGGCGGAGCATCTTTGGGAATGGCGGAGAACATCTCCTGCAATACCAGGCCACACTGAGCTCCGTCGTTGAAATCGGTGATTATAGCGGTGGCTTTGGCTTGTGGAATTACGCCGGCATTGACCAGTGAGTTGACAAGCGGGCTGGATGCGGCGAGGGTCAAGCGAAAGGTTTTGATTGCCGCGATACCACCACAGCCAGACTCGAGCACGACGATCAACAGCAGAGCAGCAGTAGACTTCCGCCTGAATAGTGAGAAAATTGGTTTCATTCTAGTCTCCTGTAGGAAAGAGTTTGCCGCGCATCGGACAGCATAATAGCACTAGCACGCTACTTGCAGGAAAGAATTATCGTAATCAAGAAAATGCCTGTTTCGTCTTCGATAATCATAACTTCTTTATGCGCGACTTCGTTGCCGTCTTCATCGAGCACTAGAATTTGCGGACGTTCCAGATCTTCCGGCATTCAGTAACTCGCTTTCTGAAAAGACTCTGCAACCTTATTCGCCACTGCTGATAGTTCTGATCCAGCAAGATGAAATACTAAAGCTGCAATTAGAACCACTAAAGCAAGTGTAAGAATAGATTCAAGAAAGTTGTTTGATGTGGTTGTCATCGTTGTCTCCGTCGTTCAGTCGCCAGTTGGGACCATCGCTTGATAGAAGCCGTCTTCATCAACCGCGACGCCACCTTGGGGCGTCCAGTCATTACGCATAGCGTCACGGACGTTTCGCTGCAACTCATCGATGCTGCTACCTCTGACTATTTTGTAAAGCAGTTCCTCAGTCATCCCCTTCACCTCCGTCCAGTTGCTGCATTAGGTCGATACCTTCGTTGGTGAATAGGCATTGGATCTCGCGCCGTACTTCACCTTGACACTGAATGAATCCATTGCGCCACTGAGAGTCAAACCGAGTATCAATCCAGAGCCGATCAATTGCAGACAATACTTTCTGCGCAAGGTCGCGCTTGGCGGCAACGCGAATCTTATCAGCGACACTCTGGAGCAATACGTCAAGTTGCGCGTGCTCAAGTTCGATGTCTGCCATCCTCTCCCTCTCCTTTCACCAGCGCTTCCAACCTATCGGTGGTTAGACCTCCGCTAAAATGCAGTTACAGATACTTTGCGAATAGATACCGCAATCGCCCTCGTGTTCTGTCGCACCTTTCGCACGATGCGCCAAAGATTTAGCGGTTAGTATCTCGGCAATCCCGTTCATGACGGCTTTTACCTGCTCTGGTTGGAGACGGCCCAGTTCTTCTAGGTCCAACTTCACATAAATATTCAAATTAATGTTGCTCATCACGACCTCCAGTACACTGCACTTCGTTATCGTTCACCAGCGCCTCTAACTTCATCACTACTTGATCTCTATCTACATACGCCACTCCAGCAAAGGGAATAATGGAAGCGTTATTTACTATGTCGATACAGGATTGGATGGTGGTGGAGCGCGCGCTTCGATGGCGTTGTCACGTTCTGCGATATAGGCTTGCTGTAGGTTGCGAATTGCGCCGTCAAGACTTTCATCTGCGCTAGCTGGGTTAAGTAGTGCGATACACCCGTCTCGATATTGGCGCAGTTCTTCCAGTTGGGCACGAGCGTAAGTCTGATCTTCACGAACCGCTGCCAACTCCGCGCGGAGCCTGCTTGCTTCGGTATGGTGGTCCAGCGGGCCGCAGACGTGATAGCCAGCCTCTACGCATGGATCTACCCCTGCCTGCGTGGGCTCAGTTGGTGGGAAACCGAATCGGTCCAATACTCTGAACCACCATGCGTACCACTCAGGAAACAGACTGTTCTTAACCATGTTCTCCCTGGTGGTCCAGAACGGAGTTGTGCCATCTTCGTTTTGACGCGGTTCCTGATCGCCGATGTCAACAACAAATCCGGCGCAGTACCATTTGATCATCGCGTCGTCGCCGCGAATGGGATCTAGAGTGTGACCTGCAACGAACTGTATCGACCGTGCTTCGCATCCAGTTTCTTCCATTAGTTCGCGCCGCGCGGCCTGCTCGAACGTCTCGCCTGCTTCCACCTTGCCACCGACACCACAGAAACCGCCGAAGTTGCGATTGTTAACAGCAAGAATCTGACTGCCGCGAAAGATCGTAATTTCGACTGATCCCCGCAACGCCGTGTCGTCTAGGTCCCTTGCCCCTTCACCGGGAGCGATGGTGCTCGGCTGCTGATGATGCGGCCCTTCCGCAAGTGCGGCTTTGAATTCCATGCAGCGGCAGTCTCCGTCTAAGCATTCTTCAAACCATGACTCTTGGCCCCGCCTCACGTGCTGGCTCATAGTATGCCCGCAAGTGCAAACACAGTCGCACGGCTTTGATTTACCCGACCTGTCAACAGTCCAAATAGAACAGAGTTTATGATGTTGCGCTTCCCCCTCGGCTGCTGCTGCGGGTGGAGCGGTTAATGCGGCGACAAGCCCGCAGTCACAAGGCGGCGAAGGGTATCGCTCATTGGATCTGCATTCCGGTTTGTGTTCAGTGTACGGTTCCAACTGCTGAATCTTTGCCTTTAGAAATGTTTCTGCGTGGGACCGTGCAACCGTTAGATCCAGATTAGCGACCGACGCAGATTCGGGTACGTGGCCCCAATCAGCATCTGCCCGCTGCTCTCCAGTGCCTGTGCCAGTGGTTGCAACGATCTCTCGCAATCTCAGCCACGAGTTGCGCCATATTTCATAACCAGCTCCGGGCGTGAAGTCCACGGTCCTGAAACGCGACTGGATGTCGGGGCGCGTCTGCAACCATGCATCATATTCAGTGCTTGACGGCCCTTCGATTACGCCCCCGCACCGCTCACTCACGGCCGGCTGGTGGACCAGATCTTCACGGACATATCCGACGCTAACTATTGGCAAATCCGCGTCTGGCGGCGTGTCGTAAATATGCCGCATTGCCCCGGCGATCAAGTTAGGCGCGGCGTCGATCCAGATCCGCTCCGGTGCCACTCTCCGCTCCACTGGTTGATTGTCGTTAATCATGATCATTGCTCAGTTAGTATTCCGTAATGAATAGATAGCATCTATCAGCAACCCGTCCATCTTCGTCTGCTCACTCTCGTGCTGCTCATTTCGTTTCTCCAAGTGCTGCTCGCAATCGTTTGATATGCTTATCGATCACCCGCCAGCCCGCGTTCTCGGGATACATGTGCTCGACAGCTAAATGCGATTTGCCCGACTCCTTAGCAATTGTTATTAGCTTGGCGAAATCTTTCCGCGCTTCGATGGCGTTCGCTGCGTTGCTTAGTTTTAGAAGTCCTCTGCTCATCTTAATTTCTCCTTCCGTTTTCTCTGTTGCTGCTGTATCAGTCATGCTGCTATACCTCGCTCAAAATCTCCCGGTGTCCATCCTTCACAGATGTCGTGATAGTCGGATTCATTCAGCGCTTCAAAACACTCTGGGTGTAGCCAATCAGATACCAATTCACCATCAAGGACGTAAGAGCGGGAACGGGCTGGCGAACGTGGCAGAATCTTCTCACTGCACCACGCGCACATGTGCGGCTTCCTAACCTTCACATCCACGCTGCTGATCTCCCGATAACTAAGACACATCGCATTGCTCCGCTGCTGTATCAGGTTTAGATTGAGTGGTCATACATTCACGTCTCTTTCTTCCTGCGCAGTTATTCGCCATTCGTAATTAACGTACTCGCCAAGTTGGGCTAGTAATGGCTCTGCGGCCTTCTCATGATTCGGCGGCTTAACGTCAATAGGAATACAGACCCACTCGTACGGTTCTTTCAGTACATCAGCCAAACGATTCTCGACGCGGCCAAGCGCACTTCCCCAACCGTAACATCCGAGATGCTTGACGCGATTCTCTCCGTAAATCTCAAGACGCAAGAACTCCGGATGATTAGGTGCGCCGCGCGCAATCAATCCGCCCGCCTCCAAGTGTGCAATTAACTCTGCTGCTGTTTTGCTCATCCTTCCCCCCTCTGCTTCAGTGTGGATCATTTGGTTGTTCTTACGTCGCGCCACATTTTCATCAGGCCAATCGGATTGTCGGGCTTCTTAATTTGCGTCATGTCAACTGCAACCCCGCCAAGCAGGGCACTAAAATTCTTTAGTACGTCTAACTCTTCGGAAAGCCGCTCGCGTTCCTCATCTGAACAGTGAAGCAACACCGCGCCAATGGAGCCACGAAAGCGTATGTCTTCGTTGGTTGACATCCAGAAGTTCCGCCCTGCCTTCATCGCTGAACGCAGTCGATCTTCTAATGGTTGTTCTTTGGCGTTTGCAAGATTAGCTTCAGCCGCAATGATCTGCGCAGCAATTACTACCGTCTTATCGTTGTCGTTCACGGGCTTATCCTTTAGGACGATCTTTATGCTTGGGTATTGGCTTACGACTGGCTCGCCATTTCTCAAGAGCCTTTTCGCCTGTCTCTACAAATTTAATCCTGCGCGGTCGAGCCCAATATGGCGAATTACATTTCTTATTCGCGCACGTCTTTGGCTTCTCTAGTGACTTAGGCCACCATTCATAGCCACAGCGAAGGCAGATGAGTTGTTTAAGTGCCGAGCTCATTGCAACCCTCCCCACTGTTCAGCCATTGCTTCGGCAATGCCGGTCAATGTCCGCGATCTACTCTTCCATCTGTCCGGCGAAGGCGGCTCGTGATGCACTCGCGGTCTACGACCCTCAACTATGTTTGTCGGTTGCAAGGGTGACAGATTCTTCAACCATAGACAGGTTGCTTTGACTTCGCCGTGCCCGAATTGCCAAGGCTGGATAATCTGATCAGGCTTGCGCCACCTCGTTGACATAATTCCAACCGGGTTTTCAATGGCGATCCGCTCGATAGGCGCATTTGCCAGTGTCATGAAGAAACTGACCGCCTCAGACTGCTCTCGCTGCTTCTCCTTAAACCAGCGGGCGCCTGAAACCGCAAGATGCGTACACGGCGGAAACGCAATCATTAAATCGAATGGGTTCACGTCTAAAGTGGTTAAGAACTCGAGAAGATCTCCTTGATGGTGTACGGCTAGAGATAACTGGCTCAAAGGATCATCGGGACGACTGCTCTCGCAGGGAAGCAAGTCTACAGACCATGCCTCATGTCCACGTGCAGCAAACGCATCACGTACGATCCCCGAGAACTCACATGCCACAAGGACTCTCACGCCAGCGCCCTCAAGATCTCCGCATTTGATTTCCCTTTGAACCAGAGCGTATCTGTAAACGCCTCGTCTATTTGCGCCCAACTCCACTCTGAAAAGTCCGGTAGGCAGTAGTCGTAAAGGTGATCAGCAACCCATCGGGCTTCTTCTTTTGACGTCCCGAGCTGGTTTAGGCATCGTTCGATTATCTGTTGGTTTGTCATAGTGAGGACAAGATAGCATAACTATATAGACCTGTCTACATATTTCGCGCAACTTGGGGAATTATTTTGATGTGGCAGGAAAGGGCTGAACTGCTTGGCTGGTATTTCCTCGCGCACTGCCTTTATAGCGATACGCCACAGCAGTACGGTCTGGATGGGTTATTGCGTATCAGTTCGCCCCTTCCCTGGTTTCTATGGTTTTTCGCGATGAAACGTTACTGCGCTTGTGACTTGAGCCATTTGTGGACGTTCTCAATGGCTTCTTTTGCGGAGACTCCCGAGATACATGGCAGCTGCGTGCCGCTAATGCGCCATTCTTCAGTCTCGCCAAGTACGTAAATCCCCACCTGAAATGAAGCAAACGGACCTAGCGCCTTACGGAGTTCCTTGAGTAATTCTTGAGATGTTGGAGGAGCATCGCGCAGTCCTTGCATGATCAAATCCCTTTCGGTTTCTAAGGATTCGATTCTGTCAAGCAAGTGGCGCTCGCTTGCTGTGGTTTCTCGCGGTAGTAGGCTCATATTCATTTCTCCTTGCTTGGTAGATCACCGACCTCGCTGGATGTTTGGACGGCCTGTTCCTTTATCTTTTCTGCTCATGATGCCGCCTTGTCCATGATTCGGATGTCGCCCTTCTTTCCGAATTGCATGAGCTTCAATATGGTCTGGCATTCAGTTCGACCGATTTCAACGTAGGACTTCCCCTTCGCATTGGACCGCGTTAATTGTTTCCTTGATTTCATCGACATTCTCAGACAAATAATCATCTTGCACGGTAGCGATCAGGAACATTCCGTTCTTCTGATAGCCGTAAACGATTTTCATTGTTTCTGCTCCCACGGCATCGGTGCCTGTTCTTCAAATAAAGCGGGCTGAACGTCAGGATCTTCAACCAGGATTTCTTGAATTTCAATCTCTACTCGAGACGGTACTCCGTAGCGTTTCTTTAAGTCTTCATCAACGATTCGGGCGTCATCTGTAAAGACATTTCCAGCTTGTGTTAATCCATCTTCAACTGGCCGGCTCAGTTTGAGCACATCGGGAGGACCGATCGGAAATCGTGGCGCACTGGCTTTCAGTTTATTGGAGTTAGTACCAGTGCCATAGTGACCTTTTGGACGCGGCAAGTAGAAGACAAACCGCACGGCAACAGGCCCATCGAATCGTGGTCCGCCATACTCTTCTCGCGCTACTTTGCTGACGTGTTTTTTCCATCTCTCAGCCCTCGGGTTTGCGTCCTTCACAGATACCACGATGCCTCCGTTATCGCGCCTATATGGATTCTTATCCTTATCCAGCGGCACTAGCGCTCTTTTGCTTCCTCCGGGCTCCGGCAGTCCGAGCACGGTGAATCGGTAAGTCCGTCCAACTTGAAGCGCTGGAGAGGCATTCTGCGCTAAAGACGTACCACTTAGCGGGGCTTCTCTTTTTGCTTTGTAGTTAGCGAGCCATTGCTCGTCGTATCTATGGCTCATAAGACTTTCAGAAATGTATATCGCTTCGGCAGTGGCCCAAGATAAACCTGCGGCATTCTGAACGGAAACTGATCACTCGTAGGGTCTAAAATCCGGCCATCCTCTAAACGCAGGCAAGTGTGATACATATCGTAGCCGCCGCAATTAACTTCGCATTCGATCAGATCAAGCTCGACGCCATAGACCGAAAGTAATCCTTGTAGCGGAAGGCACACGGCGCGACACATCATCGAGGAATTACCTCCGTCAAGCATGCCACGTCGAAAGCCCCGCGCGACTCTCTTTAGATCCGCATCGTTAAGCATAAGATCAAAGCCCTTTGCCGACCGCCCTCTAGCGAAATTAACGGTCGGCCTCAGGCTCCGCACTCCCACAGTCAATCTCTTTTAGAACTTCTTTTGTGATGTCTTCCACGTACATCTTAGAACAGCGATCATCATCTCGTTAAGCGCTTTTAGAGTTTCAGGCGAAACAGATTCCGAAACGTTTGCTTCGGCACCGCATGGCAATACTACTCTCACGCTAGGTCGCCTCTCTTTCGCTTCTTATAGTGACGCCCTACATGCCATTGCTGACAAAACTTGCATTGGTAAGCGGAGTAGGCAAATGATGGATTGTTCTTTTCGGCGTTGAATTTGGCTGCTCGCAGTCCCGCCGCCTTCTGATTTAACCGTTGCTTGCGAACGCACGAGTACCATTCTTCGATGGAGAATGTCTTTCGAAGGGGCTCTAGTTTATGCGCTCGCTGAAAACTCATTCTCTCTTCCTCTTCTGTGCTGCCCTCAATATAAAGTCGGAATAACGCCGCGACCGTGCTGGCTTACAACTTCCTTGGGTTTATACATTGCACGATCATCGTGATCACTCGTAGACACCAACTCAACTTTGCGACGCACTTGTTTGATGGGATAGCGTCGCATTGAACGGCCATCTATACCGTGAACTTCCTTCATTAGCTTGCGGACATCTATCTCATCTTTCGCTACAATTAATGTGTCGTACCACTGATACAGTTTCACGATGGTTGTTGCCTCCTTTGCTGAATCGTATCATTCACAATCGCTTTCATTTTCTCTGCGGGCCACACTTCGATTATGTCGTGCGCGAAGTTGCAGATCAGAATTACATGGTAGAGAGCTGCTTCGCTTAGTTTGCGTCTTTTGGCATCGTGAGCAAATCCTAAATAGTTATCAATTCCGCAGTCGTGTTTCAGTTTCCCTTGGAGCTCGCATGTCGTGATTCCTACGGCTTCAAATCGTCGCTTGATAATCGCACGAGCACTGTTCCACTGCTTTGTTTTCTTACCCGGCCCCAAACGCTTTGTTCCGCGCTTCATCTGCTTCGTGCCACGCTTCATCGCTTTGCGGGACATGGGCTTGAACTTTCCCCGAGCTTCGGAGTAGGTCTTAGCGAAACTCATACGGCGTTTGCGAATAGTCCTTCCTGAGTTTTCTCTGCGGCTCTAAGATTTGCACATGCTTGTTTGAAGTAAGATTCTTTTAGCTCGATTCCGATGAAGTTACGGAGGCGTTGAACGGCCACGTAACCCTCACTGCCTATGCCCGCGAATGGACTTAATACCGTATCGTGCGGGTTGGTCCAAAGCTCGATGGCCCGCTCAATCACGTCTAGCTGGAGCGGGCAAATGTGGCGCTCGTCTTTATCTTCCCTCGCCGATTCTCTCTGTAATGTCCGACTTTGGTTGATATCCATCCATACGGGTGAGGCATAACGTCTCCATACTTGATGTGAATAAACCGGATCGTCAAGCGTCATGGTCGTTACATGGCGATCAAAGTCTGGATCCGAAGACTTTATTGATGGCTTGCCTTTCTTACCTCTTGGCTCGTCCTCTCCAATGAATTCTGTAAAGCCTTCCGGCCGTGAAATTGGATCCTTATTGTCGCCTGGTTTACGCATCGTTATAAGATAGTCGGGCAAGCCCTGCCTACTCATGGCGCTATCCTTCATTACCTGTTTGTGCATCAATCCGATGGCTTTTGTGCGCGTGGCCTCAATGAGCGGATCTTTCCAAATAACCACACGCGAATGCTCAATAAAACCGGCTGCCTCAAATGCGCGGATCAGGTCGCCCGGAAAATCTTTGATGCCGATGTAACCGTCTCGCTCTTTCATCGCGGGGATATCCATACAGTGAAATGATAGCAATCGACCGGGCATCATTACGCGATGTAACTCCGTGATTAGAAACTTAAAGTGCTCGTAAAACTCAGAATCAGAACGCGCATTCCCCATGTCACGATCAGACGCTGAATATGTGTAGAGTGAAATGAACGGCGGGCTGAATATCGAATAATGAACAGAGTTATCAGGTATCTCTTTGGCCCGTTCAACGCAATCGCCCAGACGCATGGACCAGCCGTTGCCGGTCTCTTCCTTTGTTTTATATTCATCGGGTTGTCTGATACTTTTGATGTGAATCGCTTCTGTGTTATACACGCTCATGTGCTTAACCATTTCTGCCGCCATTCGTGCGGCATCCGCTTCTTTGCGTTGAATGTTCTTAACTACTGCGCCCTCTGCTTCTGAGGTTATTACGTGGCAGTGGACAGGTTTCTTTTGTCCGAAGCGCCATACACGCCGAATTGCCTGATACCACTTCTCCCAACTATCAGACAGCCCAACAAAGGCCGTGTTCGGGCAGTGCTGCCAGTTCATCCCGTAACCCGCGATCGACGGCTTTGTAACCAGCACACGGAATTGACCATCGGCAAATCCGAGCATACGAGATTCCTTCGCCTCATCGCTATCTGCTCCTGCAACCTGGACCGCATCTGGAATTGCTTTCGTGAGCGCATCGCCTTCTGCGTTAAGGTCGCACCAAACGAGCCACGGCTCAGTGCTTTGATTAACCATATCTGCGGTGACTTGTACGCGCTCATCTAAACTCACACGCCGCGCTGATCTTCTTTCCTCGAGTGTTTGCGCTTCTACCTGAAAGAGAAATCCATCAAGCGGTCTATTCGATGAAACCACATGTGAGTGATAAGTAAGCGGAGGTAACTCAAACCCATCATCTGAGTATCCGAGATCCGATGGCTTCCGAATCATCACGGCCCATTGACAAATCCACTTCCAGTATTCCTCTTCGGCGTGCCCCTTGAGTCTCCACTTCGACGTATCACCGCCATCGTGAACAAAGAACGTAGATAGCATTTCCGTCCGCGTTAGCACACCCAGAAACTCCGAATGGTTTCCTAACTCCATGAAGTCGTTCGGCGCCGGTGTAGCCGTGCAGCACAACTTCATCGGCGCCTCTCTAAAGCGTTCTATTAGCGCGTTTCTCGTTGCGCCGGTGAATGATTTGAGGATCGAACTCTCGTCGGGAACTACTCCGCCAAAACGTGATGGATCAAATCGGTCAAGCTTCTCGTAGTTCGTCACAAAGATGCTGTTCTTCCGAATGTCCATATCGGAATTGGCGACAGAGACTTTTATGCCGAACTTCTTTCCCTCGCGCTCGGTCTGTCTAGAAACCGCCAAGGGCGCTAGGATCAATACCGGCTTGTTGAGTTTAGCGGTAACAGCTTCCGCCCAGGCTAACTGCATTGGAGTCTTGCCAAGCCCACAATCAGCGAATACAGCGGAGCGTCCGCGCTCTATGGACCACCGATCAATATCTCGCTGGAATTCAAACAGGGCCGGACTTAACGTTGGTGGCGTGAAGCCCGACGGGGCAACGGTAACGCGCTTCGATTCGAGAAACTGAGCGTAACTCATCAGCGCATCCCCTTCTTGATGAATTGCATTGCGATCCACGCTCCAGCCAGACTCCAGGAATATGCAAGGAAGGTTCTTCCACAATAGATCGCAAAGCTCAATCTGCGTACACCCCAAGCGTCAGGGTATCTCTGCGGGATTATGTAGTACCGTTTTCTTCTCATGGTCAATGCGAGCAGATGCGCGCTCCTTTAGCGTTTCCATCTTCATCGCTGATCACTTCTGAGCCTGTGTTAAAGCATTTGGGACACACCTCTGCGGCAGAAAGTTTCTCCCAGTCATCATCCCTGTTGGCTCTTCTTTTTTCAGCGCGAATTGTGGCAGCTCGTTCACGGATCTCCGCTACAACTGGGAAAAACCGCAATTCATCCGCACACTTATCAAGCGACTCTTTCAGTACATCAAGTGGGATGTCGCATAACTTAGGGGCATAAGCGCGGTAGGTTTTAGCTTCGACCTCACCGCGATAAAACTCTGAGAGCTCGGTCAACATCTCAACAATCCGTGCTTTCACTTCTCCAGTATTATTAGTGGATGACTTCATTGCGGAACTCCGCTGCTACATCTTGCCCGTTTTTAGCGCTGCGATCTGAGTTGACGGTCGATCGGAGTTGCTGCTGTGTGGCTGGAATACCGTTTACATACCAGTCTGTTAGCCATGCTAAGTTAAGTGGTGAATAGTTCTTTGAGCGCCACGCCAGCCAGCACTCTCGCATCCTTTCAAGGTTTGGCTCTTCTCCTGTGATCCTGATAATTAAATCCCAGACATCCTTGTGTGGATAGCGACCTATTAAATCGCGTGCCGCTTGTAATCCAGGATGGACACTTCTCGGATCGCGTGGGCCGCTTTGCTTGGCCCCTGTACTCCTTGACTGTCTGCGCCCGGTCTTTAATTGAATAATGTGCCCTGCATCGTATTTCAGACCGGAGCGCATCGCTTCGTCGTTTAAGGCGTCTAGCTCAGTGATAATCTTTCTCAGCTTGGCGCGACGCCGACCATCGGGCTCGGAAAGCATGAACTCATTAAGCTGTTTAAGGGTTTTAATGACATTTACCGTTAGCTCTGCGAGTGCTGGAGATTCAGGGGATTCGCCCATGTATCGTTAGTTTCTTTCGTTGCTGAGATATTTAGAGCTTAACCCTTTTGTGCTGAAATGTGTTTCGCTAAAAGTGCGGCTAGCCTTCTTTCCATTTTGGCCTCTTCTTTTTGTCCTTGCCTAAGCGTCGCTTGAGATTTGCTTATGTGGTCCACCATTGCGGCGTTTCCCCTGCGGATCTCTTCAAGCTGAGAAAGGAGTAACTCAACGGGATTCGTAATAGTCCTAATTGGACTTTCGCGCTTTACCGCAGAACCTCCACACTGACTACATGGACTCGATTGCCCGTGAGAACAAACGTATAGATCAGCCATCTCTCTTCTCCTTCTTCATCGCAGACATGTGTACAGTCCTTAGTCGCCGATCTTTTCCTTGTCTCTTAGTGCCTCGAAGTAGTCCTTGCGTAACCGCTCATCAAGCTGCCAGAACCACCTCCAGACCTCACCACATTTGTCGCTAGACATCTTGCTCGTTAGCGACGAGAGAGCTTCAGCCATTTTGTCGAGCAACTCAATTGCGGTGCCAGATGGCGGCTCATCCCAATGTTGACAGCGTACCCACTGTTTCCACGCGTTCTCGTAATCTGCCAGCCTCACGAAAGCTTCTTCGCCATGCGAGTTAAGGAAGTAGAACCGCTCAACATCGTCACTCACTTTCATTCTGTCCTTTCATAATGTGCGCTTTGATGTGGAGCACTATTGAAATCAAAGTCAGCACCGATCTCGATTCCGATCTCCCAATGGATCGCGCTCGGATGCGCTTCCTTGAACTTTTGTTCTGCTTCTAAAAGACAAGAAGCTTCAACTTCTACTCTTTCTACTGCTCCGTTTGATTCGTTGTAAAGAATCTCAAATGTCATGATGCTCCTGTTTCTTCGTTAAGCAGGTTTAGATCAGGGCGCTTATGCTCGTTACTACATGGGTGGACATGCGGGAACGGTTGCGGGTGAAAGGCGCAACCACAGGGCGCGTGCCATTCGACATGAACTCGCCCGGGATCTCGTTTTGTGTTCTCGCCCCATGTAAGGCCAAGCGGTTTTTCTATTGCCATACCTTTACACATTCCTTGCAGAGTAATTTCGTGCCGCGAACTGCCCAACCTCGTTGGGTGAGCAACTCCACTGCTCGCTTCATAATGTCCGGCTCTACCGTTTCGCGCTTTCTGCAATTGGCGCACTTCGCTTGAATTGCTCTCGTGAGATAGGTTGATATTTCCCGGTCCTCACCGTTGACAGTCTCGACTTCTCTTGTCAACCCCATCGCATTCTCCTTTCAAATATGCGTTACACCACTGAATCAACCGTTCGGTTCGTGCGTAATACTGATCGCGTGGCCCAAAGTAGGAACCCTCCTCTTTCCGAGACTCCAGTAACTCTAAGAGGTGGTTGAGTTCGGGTACTGTTAGTTTGCGCGGCTCTTTCATTTGACCCCGTACTTATCGAACAGCATTCCAATTCCGGCCAATAAACAACTCGCGCAGTCGAACTTGTCTTCTGCTTTTAATTGCGATTGAGGGATTCTCAGGATCTCCGTCTCACCAACCCTCGCAGGAAAGCACCATTCTCCGTCATCAGTGGTTTGTTCGTACCCGTAATAGCAATCTAGGTTCTTCGCTGTGAGTCCAGCGTAATCACTTGCTACGTAAGTTCTCGCCATAATAGATCCTCAAACCCCGCATTCGTAAACGTGGCCGCCTCTGTGACCTAATACCGCAGAACAATATCGACCGCCACCGCCCTTGACTTCATTGCAGCGGACTTTAGGCAATTTCGTTTTCTCGTCAAAAGTGTGCATCAGGTGCGTGTGGTTACAACAGGCTACGCCTTGGATGTATTGCACATGCCCGCAGGCGCAAAACTCGGAGTCCTTTGCCTTTGCGTGATCCGTCTTCTTTTGACAGCGTTCTTCTGTTATTTGGGCCATCATAATTATTCCTCCATGTCCTGAACTGATCGTAGTGACAGGAACTCAGTTGCCGCAAGTGACGTGCTATCAGGGTTTATATGATTGACTTCGCGTCCCTTGGTCGCATCAAGAGCACATTGAACACATAGTAGTATTGCCCCTAACGTAACGCGCCTCCGTGACTCAACCGTTACCCATACTGCTTTGCGGCATTTTCGACATCGCGCCAATTTACATTCCCTCAGTACTGAACTTACATCAGGAGTAAATGAGGCAATTACTATAGTGTCACCATCTTGTAGGTTTAGGTCTTTCATATCAGTGTGTTGATACTAGGAAACGGCTGGGCGCGGTCTGCCCCTGTAGATGTCAGTTTTGTGGCAATTCGCCAATTCTGACAAAACAGGGGGATCTAAGCCGCGTTTAACCGTTCAATGCTGCCAGCGAATGTGTTGCCACTGAGGTTTCCGTATGGTTTCACGCGCTGATTCGCACTTTCCATATTGAGGTTGCGCTGTCAATACGGGCCATTGCGTGTTCGGAACAATGGTCGATGCGGTCTGCCCCATTTCTGGCGCAGCGGTCGACCCTCGCAGCTAATCAGCCGACTCGCGAGAGTTCGTTGGGCCTGTTTCATCCCGTCTAATTGAATATGCTGGCAACATCGTATTACTGGAAACTGTTAGGAAGGGATTCCAAAGAGGAATTCGATCTTTACAGTTTGAACGGTGACAATTTATGACTCAAAGAACCGCTTGTCAATAACTTTCTAAAATGCTAATGTTCTCTTAACGATCCGCTAGCAGACAGTTTGAACACGCATCCGCTCTGTCAGAAATGGCAGGGCGTTTGTGTTTCTACTCATCGTAATAATCATCATCGACGTAAAGATCGTCTTCGTAGACATCGTCGTCCTCTTCTTCGTCCATCCGAGGCCCACAACGTTGGCAGTAGAGATCGCCTGAAGTGGTAACGTAGGGGCCAGCCATGATGTCATCGAAACCTTTGTCCTCCCAATCGAGGAATTCCAGTTTGCAACCCTTCCCGATGTCCGTATCTTCGCAGTCTTTTGTTGGGTACATTGTGCCGCAGTTTGAACAACCCGGCGCGACGTACATCTCTGGATCAGGGTCTTGCAGAATAGGTGTATCGCCCTCGTGCCATTTGCAGGGATGTCCCTCAGGGAACTTGGTTTCGCGTGTGAGGCTATAAACCCGTTCTTCTGCGTCCCGGTTTCCGAAATGTGAACCAGCAAGATGTTGGACGTAATGAGCGCGGCAAAATACCGGGCGCGAGGCTTCGCAATAAGAGCAGTCATGTTCAGCATTGAACTCGCAAATTGAGCAAGCGAGGCATTCCCGAATCTCGGTATTCATATTTTCTCTCCGTGGCTACTTCCCTATAGGATTTAGGGGCTGAGATGGTTCAATCTGCGGATCATCATCGACTACAACATGAAACCAACGGGTATGTATTTTAGAATTGTTACTCCCATCCTCGTTCAGATAGCGCGTGCCACACTTTGAGCACACAATGTCCTTGCTCGGTCGTGTCTGTCCGTCTTCTCGATAACGAGACAGCTTGCCCGTATTACCGCAATTGTGGCAGGCGTAGGTCGGTTCGGTTTCAAGATGTGTCCCTTTCGGCCTTGTTGTTGCGCCCGCCTGACTCGGCTGAACTTCGCTTTTAACGCTATAAAAAGTAAAAGGATGAGCAGGAGTATGGTCCGTTCCCGGCGCAGCCTGTCCAAGTAAGATAGCCGAGCAATACCAGGCACCATGAATGCCGATGCCGTCAGGATAGGCCATGCCAGCGCCACACACGCACCTAAAGCCAGCCGCATACAGCAATTCGTAAACAGTGAAATCACCTGAACCCAAATCGGCTTGTTTGAGTCGCCGTTCCGTTGATTCCGCTTCAAGTCGCGCAGCCTCGTGGAAGCGATCTAGAGCCGCCCGTTGACCTGAGTCGTTGGCTTCGGCTTTATCAAGTTCAATTAGAAATGTGTCCAATTTTCCCATTTTTCAATCTCCTCCGCTGAAGCACTGATAGCAGTTTCCCCGTTATCAACAAAAGTCACAGACACAGCTATAGCGATCTTCGGTTGAGCCAATCCTGACATTCCAATCCCGAACACGTTGCGCCTCATCGATCACAAGGCTGGTAATTGGTCGGTTATCTTTCAATGTTAGGTCCATAACGAACCTCCGTCTTCTCAATTCGATAGAGACATGCCCGGCCCTGTTGTGGTCTTCGCTCTATAACCGTAACTCTGAAGCCTTTCCTTGTGCGGAGATGTGAAACCGCTACTGACTCAGAGACATCCATAATTCGTGCTATTTCTTTGGCGGTAATTGGGCCTTCTGCTGCCCTTTCCAAAAGCGCCTCGTCGTACCATCCGCGCATTCTGCCCATATCTCCCTCACTTCACTAACTGAATAACTTTTCCTTTACGTGCGTGAACTACATTAGGCTTCTTAGCAAGCTCAATGGATTGCTCAAGTTGCTTCGTTAGTAGTTCTGGTTGATTGAACGTGATTCCGCCATTTGCCCGCTCCAAGAGTGCGCGCAATCGATTATCAACCTCGCCCAAAAACTTCTTTACTGAGCATTCCAGCGCGGAGATTTCATCTTCGTCGCGGTGAAATCTGCGCGCATAGATTGTCAAGTAGTCGTACTCGTTATTTATCTGCGGGCAGTAACTAACGAAGTCTACCCAGTTACGATTCGTGCAAGATAGGCCAGAAACGATCTGCGGCTTGTATTCTGCAATGACCGAATCATCGCCTTCCCACAATCTGAGATGTGTAGTTGCATCCAGGCACTTGATCTCAAGCATGCCATCATCACCACAGAAGCCGTCAGGACTACAGCCGAACCGTTCAATAAAGAGGTGATGAATAAAGCCGACTTCACGTACGTTCTGTTTATGAAACAGCGCGTAGGCTGACCTGGCTTCGGGCTCGAGATCGCGCCGTTCTTCAAGTGAGTAAATTTTACGGATTCCCTGCGGCTTTCCTGTTAACCGTTCAGCGAGAACGTGATCTGCATAGTGCGCGCGCTTAGTAGACCATGCCCGATCTTTGCCCGCCTCAGTTGAGCCCTTTTTGTAGATAGTCTTAACGATATCGGCCACCCTAGACCCGGTGGCGAAACCTGTCCGCGCTTGAAGCCAATCGGGGTTAAGCTGCAATCGGCCTCTATCGTCGTCAATGGTCTGTGGCAACACGGCAGCACAAACGCGGCAGAACTCGACTATCAGACCTTCTTCATTTTCTTTGCAGCCGCAGTTCATTCGGCGACCTCGATGGGCACATATCTGACAAACGTAACTCTCGCGCCGCATGAGTTGCGTCGATGGTGATTGAATAGATCCGCTTCGCGTCCCTTCCAACCATCAATTTCGAACGGCGCGAGCAATTCTGCTGCGATGATCTTTTGTTGGGCTTCTCTTGCGGTATAAGGAATCCCCCCAGGGACAAACTCTTCCTTGTTCTCTCGCCTCATCCCGACTAAATCAGGTCGTAAGTCAAACTCACAATCAACGTGAGCTAGTCCGGTGAGCGCTTCTGCAAACTCCGCTAGAGGCACGCGCACAGAGACGAATTGAGAGCCGCTAAGCTCATCGTTAACTCTGATTTCGATGTAAGCAAAATCAAGGTTTCCAGATGGTCTGGAGATCGTTAACCCGCCTTTCAACTTATGTAGATTGCTCATTACTTCCTCCGTTGTTGTTCCAGCCATTTCAGCGCATCGGGATATTTATCAACAGGCAGATCTCCGATCTTTTTGATCCTAAATGCTGCTAGGAACTCAGACTTACAACTCTTACCAATACCTTCGATTACTTCTTGAAGAGTTGTGACTTGCACGTCGTTGATATGAGCAGGCTGATTTGATTTCTCTTTTCCTTCTCCGTTGAGTGCTCTAGCAAGTGTAGTTTCAGCGTGTTTGTATCTACTCGAGGGAATGTCTTCGACAGCCTTGATCTCTTGCTTGTAGGCTTTGCTCAGGTATTCCAGAACTTTAAGGCGTGTTGGTTCGCTTAATCGGTCGTAGAGATCACGGAGTATCTTTGCTTGATTCTCAGCAATTGGGGGTTCCGTTGTGGCGGCTTCCGTTTCGTCGCTCAAATAACCATCCGGTAAATCTTCGACGTCCTGCGTGAAGATGTCAGATGCTGCCATTGCGGTTAAACAAAAGTCTACCTGAGCCCGCTTCTTAGCACGTTTCAGGACCGCGTTTGCGGCGTCTGCGGGCGGGACTTTTATCTGCTCAACCTTGACGATCGTAGGCCGTCCGCGATCCCACTCCTTTTTGTATTTGTATCGGCGCTGGTCTTCTGGCGTTTCATTGAACTCGTCTTTGCTTAATGCCGCCCTCCAAAGGAATCTTTCTTCCTTGCTGGAGCATTCACCTACCCCTATCCCGGCTAGCGCTCCTGTGGGCACGTGGCGCCCAAAAGCACGTATTCTGTAGCGAATCTCGTCTGCCGTTGATAGGTCGGTTATCTCAGGCTCGATAGCGATGCGGAAAGTTAGTAACAGTATCTCTGAGCCTGGCTTGTAGAGCGTAGGCTTTTTAGTGCCTGGGATTACGCCGTAATGCACGTCCTTCTGCATTAACTTGCTCATAATCCGATGAATCGCATCAACCCGTTCCTTTACCTCTTTCGGGTCGAATACGTGAGCATCGCTATAAGGAACCATTTCCTGATGGATCTGATTATCAGGGGCAAGTGTTTCAGAGTTAGTTGACATTGGTTTCCTCTTTTAGACCGTGGAATAGATTGTATTGCTCTCGATAGAATTCATAGAGCCGTCGTTGAAAACCCGCGTCCCGAAGCATCATGTTAATCGCACGACACTGGTCCACGTCATCAACAAGGTGGCAGTCTGGAATTAAGTCAACGTATTGGTCTAGCACGGCATGGTTGGGGAACGGCGGGATAAAATCAACAAGCTCCCCCTTGGGCTCAAACCACTCAGTATCGTGAACTTGATCTACTGTGAACTTTGGGCCATCAAAGTCAAGATAAATTCCCTCTGCGCCATTGTCATGTTTCCACTCGCTGATCTTGCGGAAGTAGAACCGCTGAGTAGCCCCGTGCCAATTAATTGTGCGGCCCGCTTTGTAGCCAGGAATATCTTTCAACAGCATATAGTTATGCGCGAACTTGTCATCCATTTGATTCTCCTCTAAATAGCCGACGCGCGGTTGTGTTTCTGTGTTAATCCTCGCCAGACCTGCTTGCCATCCACCTATCGGCGTGAGCGCCTCTTCGATCATGTCGCGCACTGATTCATCCAGGGACATATAGCCAAGATCGTTTTGAACCGCTCGCAACGTCTTAATACAGAAAAGAAGTTTCCGGTTCCTCTGCGCTTCTGTAGTTTTCATTTCAATAGCCATTTTGGTTTAGCCTCCTACTACTAAAGGCGTAGAAAGTGATCAAAACCCGTCACGTTAAGTGGCGGGTCTTGAGTCGCTCGGTCCTTGCGATTCTTACTCATGAAGCAGGTCGACATCCTGAGCCCATCGCCCAAGCTGGTATGTGGTTCCATCGCTTATCTTTGAGCGATACAAGAAATAGTTCCCAAACCGATCTCTGCGACCGGCGAACTTGTATTCAAGGTCAATTGAATCAATGCCCATCGCGGACAGGGAATGGAGCTCGGGTGCTTCCGAAATCCCGTTGTGATTGGCGTCGCGCCATAACCTCAGATAACGGTAGATTTCATCTGATCGATCAATTATCCCATCTTCGTTCCCGCCGTTTAGGAATTTGTCAAAGACCCGTAGCGCTAGAAACCCATTTTTCTTTGTGCCTTCGGCAGGCTTAGGCTGTGGCGTGAAGTTCCCGAAAAGCTCGCTTCCATCGTCAATCACACCGTTTCCGTTACGGTCCAGAGACAGCCAGGCATCATCAGAGTCTGCGGCTGTCCAGGAGATCTTGCGTGCAGCTCCGGGCCTAAGACTGAAAGAAACGCCGTCTACAAGACTTGTCAACTGAAATCCATTCCCCGCAGTGTCGATCAGAATCGGTGTGTGTGGGCCAATACCTGTGTCGCAGGAGCAGGTGTCGAAATCCCAAATGTGCTGAGCCGCCTGACACTGATCGATTTGATCTTCATAACCGGGACAAGCAGAGCCACCACCCTCCTCCCAGAAAAGCGCACCGCACTCGCAGTAAAATGAGGTCACGCGATTGAAGCACGACTGACAGTGTTGCTCGCTCATGCAGGAGAGATAAACCTGTCCCGCCCTATCTCTACACGTCGCTTCTGAGCCTCCTTGTTGCCCACAGGTGACATAGGCTTCGGTTTCCCTGTCCCGACAGGCCGACTTCACTTGATTGCATCGAGTTATACATTCGTACTGTGTTTGCGCCTGTACCTTCGTACCCAGGTCCGCGCTGGTATTCGTTAGCAGGAAGCACACAGCCGCTACGATTGATGCTAGGAATAGAAATCTCTTCATGGACTGTGAACGGTGCCCGTTGAAAGTGGTGATGGGACTAAATGATTGTTCGCCTCTTGCTTTTATATGAGCGCAGTCTGCACAGTCAGCGGGATCGCGCTGTTCCGGGTTGTCTTCGTCCAAGCCGCCCTCATAACTATCGATCGCTCCGCAAAGAGCTCGGCCTTCGCGTATGTAGTGATAATTCTCTTGAAAGTTTGGTTGATAGGGCTTTTGGACCTGCCAGCCCTCAGTTTGTTGTGTCCCTGTCTGCATCGTTTTATCTCCTTTGGTTAGCCCGGCTTTCCGAACTCAGGTTTCTTTTCAATCACATCGGCCAATACTGCGCGTACGTGTCTGCATTTACGTAGTCCTAATTCAGAAGCTTTGCATTGGCAGTAGCCGCAGATCGTATTGAGGTCGCTCAAGAAAATCTCCGTCTCGTACAAACTTCCACTATCGCTAACAACTGCATAATGGAAGACTTGACGTTCGCTGTGGGCGCTTCTCATTGCGGACCACTCAGGTTGATATTGAAGCGAGAGTTTTTCATCGCTGAGTGCATCGGATAGATCTAGTTCGATAACGCTCACTGGTTTGCTAACTCAAGAAGAATATCGCCGTGACACGGATCGCTTTCTTTGCACCAACAAGCGATAAAATCATAATTACTTAACTCTTCTCGCAGGAAATCAAGAGGGTGACGATATCGGAATTGACGCTGCCAATTATGATGGAGTTTATAGGCGCGGGAGCGCAGTTCATCTGACTTCCCGATCATTAGACCAGCATCCCAAATGCCGAGCACGGTATTACGAAATAGCGGTAGCGCCAACTCACCAAAATCGCTTAACGGATATGGATTACCCCAAACGCTAGGACGTGAGACACATAGCGTCTTTGCTGGAAGTTGGAATCCCTTAGTCCGTTTGCGCTGAATTCGTTTAGGCATCGCTTTCCACCGACGCAAGTTCTCTTCTTGCGCGTATCTTCTGATAAAAACTCGGCCCCAAATCCCCGATGGTCATTCCCTGAATCGCAGAGAGTTCAATTCCTGCCTTTGCCGCAATCGTGGCGAGGTTGCTTGCGGTGGCAGCGTGTACACAAGGTTCAGGCCAAGGCTTCAATCGGAACGACGGACAATCGCAATTAACAACAGGCTCGCCACACAAATCATCGATCCAAATAACCACTACATGTCGATCATGGTTAGGAGTCTGAGCGCGAAAGAACCGCTCGTCTTCATGCTCTCCTAAAAATATGACTTGGGTTTTAAGTTTCTCTGCGCGAAATACCGCCGCATGCTCTCGGGTGCCGCGAGCAGGCTCGATGAAGTTAGCAACCGGAATCGAGGAAACGGACATTTTGACTTTATACCCTTCTCTCGCTTCTGCGCTTGACCGTGATACCTCTACAGAATTCTGCGATAGCCTCTTGTGTTACATCTGCGGGCAGCACGACATCAATCTCAGCGAGATCGTGTCCGCGTGAATCAAGTGCGCTATAGGAGTGAACAGTCTTGAAAGAATGGCGACGCGTGGGTCGTTGGAATTCCGCATACCAGCCAAGCCAAAGGGCGTGGCTGTCATACCAAAACCGCCATTGCCAATTGACCAGACCGTCCTTTGAGTCTCGCCCGATTGTAATGTATTCGATCACGCTCCTGCTGCTTTCTGTTTCTTCTCACACTCACCGCTCATTTTGATTGCAAATCTACAACTCGGTCTATAACCCGATCGACAAAGACGGTTCTGTTTTGCGATTCCCCGTCAGATTCGTCCTGGGGATTAAACATCCATAAATGCCCATGCGGGCAGTCCGTCAAACCGCACTCCGAGCCAGCGTCTAATATGTCGAAAAGCGCCGCTCTAACAATTGACGTATCAAGAAGCCTCACTGATTACCTCCGTGGTCAGGTGCTTGCTCAGACGAACGATCAGTATTCCATTTGGAAGTTCTTCGGAAACTAAATGAACCTTGCAACCAGAGCCTATCAACATGGTTGGCGTCCATTTGAATCCAAGGCTCAAGATGTACGGATGGTAAACCTGTCGCTTCACGCCGTTTCGCGGGCTGGAATGCGTTCGCCGTGCGCGCGGGCCAAGATTGGGATTGCGATCTAGGTAACGTTTTGCCTGACAGTGCAGGGCATCATAAACCTCACGATACGGCCTGCCAGAAGCAATCGCAATAGCCCGAGCGACACAGTCTCCCGCAGAACCCTTGAATCCCGCTGCCGCCCTCCCGCCATCGTCATAAACGAAACCCGCGTCCGCCATCAGCTACTCCTCTCCTGTTAATCCAAAGAAGAAAACAAGCGCTACAGATCCTAAGAATAACAGCGCCAGCAAGATCCGAATTATCACAGTGAGCAAAGAAATCCGCTTGCTCCGTTTATCTTCTGGTAAAACTACGCATCTCGTGTAGGTCAAAGGTGGTTTAAGGTGATCAGCGCTCTTTCCAATTAGCGCATCGCGTTGTCGGTGGTATTCTTCAAGTGGTTCGCGGATCATGACAGACTCCCGTCAACCTCAATATCGGCAGCGCGAAAGACTTCCATCTGATCCATAAGGCTATCTATCCGGCTTCCAAACGCCGCGCGCTGTTCCTCCAATGCGGCGACCTCCGCGAGAAGCGCCCTGTTATGCTCAGTTGTTTTGTAAAGTGTTCGGTATGCCTTTTCGCCGCGTTGCTTCTTATCGCTTTTAATCCACAGCGAACCATCAGCGGCAGCCGACTTGACCAGCACTTCCTTTAGCTCGTTGTTGTAGCCTTGATAGAATGCTGGAGTTGGCTTCCATCTCTTCGGCAAATTCCGGTCAATGTATTCCTTGACCTTCTGTAGCGACTGATGCGAGAACCCTTGCCAATCCCACTTCTCACCATACTCAAGGAACTCAATCTCTTGACCTTTATATTCGTAAACTATCATCGTTACACCTCTCCTATTGGGCCTCCAAGTACGCTGCCCTCGTGGTACTCTTCGCAATCGGGACAGTAGAACTTTTCCACCTTCTCTCCCGGTCGCGGATACATCCTGCTCAAAGGTCCGTCATTTGAATACTTCCCCTTGAGTGCTTCTTTTTCAGTCTTGTCTAGCTCGTAGGGCGTCATAAGATCTCTCCCTCAAGGCGTCTCAACTCCTTAAGAACTGCCGACTTTATGAATCGGCCTTTGCCGTCGCAGTAACGGCAATCGCGCTCAACCTGCGGTAGATTGCCCTGCTCGTCGGGTTCCGCGAAATAGTCGGCTTCTTTAACTCTTCCCGTCCCGCCACACTTGTGGCACTCGGCGGAAGGCGAATGAGGATCGTCAACGGGTAGTCCGCTAATCTTTCCGCGAGCGGCACCGTGCATCTTGCCGCCGCATCGACATTTGCAAGTCGGGTGTTTAGCGTTCTCACATTCCGAAGCTGCCGATGCTGATAGTGCCCTTTGTCGTACCGCCATCTTCCGTTCTCCTTCAACTTTACCGCCAAGAGCAGGCGCGGCGATCTTCGCTCCGAAAACCAAGCTCGCTACTTTTCCAGGCTAAAACTTTAACCCCCTTAAAGTTCGCCTTCGTTATCAAACGCGCCTGCTCTTGCGCGAAACGGATACTATTCTAAAACTTGCGCTCTGTCAAGATAATTATCTTGCGCTCCGTAAAGTTTCTGTGTTAGAGTGCGCTCCGATGGCAACAACAACCACAAAAGACGGGTTGCTTACAACAGAACAGGCTGCGCGGCTAGCAGGAATGTCACGGCAAGCTTTACAGGGGCACATCGATGCCGGGCGGATTACACCAGCCGTTCAGGTGGGGCGGTTGCGTCTGTTTTCCCGCGAGTCAATATCTAAGTGGCTCCAAGACCGTAAAAAGAATGGCATTACCAAACGAGGGCCACAAGCCAAGAAGAACGGCAATAGAAAGGGGTGAAATGATACGAAACTTTCTTCGATCACTTTGGCCGTGGCCTTGGTGGACGTGTCCAATGTGCTACATCGCGAGAACTCGACGCCCAAACCTCTGTCCCGAATGCGACCACCTAGCTCAGGTAATGAGCGATTTAGCCCCGTAAGGAAGTCTCATGAATTTTGCAGAATATGATGCGCACGATCCGCCTTCCTTCACGATGGAAATCATTACCAAGCGGCAGCGAGAGGCGCTGTCAACTAAAGATGGGCCGAAGCAGTTTCAATGGTTAGCCGCAAAAATGTTTCCCATGTTTCGCGGAAAGAGCATAGACGCGGCCTACTTAGTGGCACTCTTTCTCGTCACATTTTGCCTCCGCGTCATGCAAGATCGTGAAGACGCAGGAGTAACACCGCAATAACTAGTCTAAATCCCGAAAGGAAAGCTAAATGCAATACGAAATCAGCGCTGAGGTTGAGAAGGTCGCCAAGGGCGTAATCAAAGACCATCTGACGGACTTGAAAAGCAAAAAGATCGTCTATGTAACTCAAGACAAGAAAGACGATAAGACCGGGAATTCAGTCGCACAGATGCGCAAGGGCAAGCCGATCATCGGGGATGTCAAGGTCATCGGCGGGCTGAATGCCTTTCTCTCTTCTGGCGAAACGCGAACGGATTACGATGGCCCTACGCCCTTTGCTTGTTTAGTGGTCAGCCGTCTGGCGTGGGAGAAACTCTCAACGGAACAGCGTAGGGCATGGGTTCATCAACAATTGAATCGCCTGGAGTACAGCATTGACACAGGCAAGCCCACGCTGATCGACTTCGATGTCAAAGAGTTCTCGATTATCGCTAAACTCTACGGCGCTTGGAACGACGATCTTGGCTTGTTCCTTAAAACCGCCAAGGAGCATCCGCTATTTCAGGATCTTGATAATCGAGACTTTCAGCCCGCAGAAGAGTCCACAGAACCTCCAGCGGAAGCTCAACCCAAAGTTGTTAAGGCCGGCAACGGGAAGGCGCCTGAGACTGACACAAAGGCAAAAGATCTCAAACCTGCGGACCTGCCATCTATCAAAGACCATGTAGCCAAGAAGCGAGGGCGAGCTACGGCCAGTACAACATAGCGGCTCCGAGTATCGCGCTGTGGGAGGCAGCGATGCTTGGCGGGAGCGGTGCAGAGGTGAGGTTGAGGACCCTCGGCCTTTTGCGCTGCTCCCACTTTTTGAAAGGAGAAAGTCATGGAAGAATCTTTATTAGTTCAGCAACCTAAATCAGCGGTGCATCTCGTGGCGCGTGATCCTGTCGAAATGAAAGCTGCACAGGCAGATCTCGCCGATTGGCTCAAACAGAAGATCGATTCATTTGACCCCGAGATAACCTCGCTGAACGCGTCGATAAACGAGGCCAAAACTAATGGCTGGAACTATGCTTCCCTAACGCGCCAAAGAAACAAAGAGGTCGCGCGGCAGGAGTTTTACGCCAAAGTGCTGGCCGCAGTGGAAGCTGGCTTTACCATCATTCCAGAATTCCCGATTGACTTGTTTGCGATAAGAGTGTCGCGGGAGTATCCGCAGAATGATCGCACTACCGTTACCGCTAGTTCATATGGACCCGCCCCGGTTTTCCGAGAGAAGCCGGATGTGCTCCCGCCTGGTGAAGGCGAGTACGTATCGCCGTGGCCGCAAGTCCAAAGGGGAACTTATGAAGAGCAGAAGGGTGAGCAGTTAGTAAAATACAAATACGCAGAGCCGACAGAGTTCGCCGAAGTCGTTTTTCCTATTCGCGCAGCGCGACCTGATGTAATGAGCGCGGCTGCGGCTGCGATGGCATTGCGGGTGTTCGATCAGATCGGTATTTGTCCCGTACAGCGAAAGCCCGACCCGCTGATTATCGGGCAAATCCTTGGAAAGAAAGAGGGCTATCAGCAAAAGAGCGTCAACTTCCTCATCGTCTGGCATTTGAGCCTAAACGAACTGTGAGAGCGAATGACTAAAGACGCACATGGCTCACGCAGCGCTGAAGCAGGATGTATTGCGATAACTCTAATCCTGTTTGGGATCGTAATTGGACTTTCTTTGAGTGCGGGGTTTGTGTGGTATTGGCTTCCAGGATGTAAGTAAGTTTTGATTAGAAGTGGAGAACTAGATGCAGGCGACGCCTATAGGATGGACAGATTTCTCTTCAAACTTGCTGAAATACCTTGATTCCGAAGGCAACATAGTACACGCCTGTGTTCGCATTTCTGAGGGTTGTAGATTTTGCTATGCATGTGCGCTTGCGGGACGGTTTGGCCGGAAGGGAAAGGACTTCACATCTGAGAACATGAAGAAGCTAACGCCGTACTTCGACACCAAGGAAGCGGAACAGGTTCTAAAGTCAAAAAAGATTTCGGGTAAGAAAGTCTTTGTTGACGATATGACGGACCTCTTTGGCGAATGGGTGTCTGATGAAATTGTCGATCAACACTTTGCGATCTTTGCCATGCGTCCAGATGTAACGTTTCAAATCCTCACGAAGCGCGCAGACAGGATGATGCGCTACCTAAACCGAGACATCGAAGATCGGCTTGATGACATCTGCCACGAGCTCCCCGGCGCGTTAGATGTGACATGGCATTATCCGGCTGAATGGCCGTTACGCAATGTTCATGCAGGCGTGTCAGTCGAAGACCAACCAAACGCCGACAGGCGGCTCCGGTGGCTGCTTGAAACAAAAGCGGCAGTCAGATGGGCCAGCGTTGAGCCTTTGATTGCTCCCGTAAATCTAAATCCGTACTTGAACACTAAATTTATGGACAGCGGTTGTTATGCAGCAACCGAAAGGCTGGACGGCATTGTGATCGGCGGCGAATCAGGTGCGGGTCACAGAGAAATGCCGTTGCGGTCCGCTTTGAATCTTGCGCGAGATGCTAACCGTTCAGGCGTTGCTGTCTACTTCAAGCAGGACAGTGGCCCAAGACCGGGAATGCAAGGCCGTATTCCTGATGATGTTTGGGCAATGAAAGAGTGGCCCACCGCTAACTGAAAGGGTCTTATGCCACCATCCCCTAAGCAACAACGTGTGTACAACTTTATCCGCGGATATATAGGCTCCAACGGCATTTCACCTACCATCGCAGAAATAGGCCGACAGTTTCAGTTACGCTCATCTGCAAGCGTCTATGACATCTTAGTTGCTCTAGAGAATCAGGGATTGATTGAGCGGACGCCAAACGTATCGCGAGGGATAAGACTAATCACCGAAACACAGAGCCCGCCTGCACCATCTGCTTAATCCCCGTGCGCTGCCATTTCATGATCCGATCTCGCTTCATTCCTTTACTGCTGGCGAACTTCGTAAGCGGCTTCTCATCTACGTAGACCTGGATTACTTCTTTGTGGCGCGGCTGTAATCGATTCACGAGTAACTCGAGAATAGTAGCGCGTTCGCGGCTGTATACTTCGGACTCTTGTGCCGGCGGGATCGGGTATTCACCCAGAGGCTCGAATTGAATTCTTGCAGAGTCGTGATGACCGTCAATCCTGGTAAACGATGTCAACATGGCGCCTCTCACACATTTGAATGCGTAAGTCTTAAACTGACATTCATTACGAGCTTCATAGTTGTGTGCTGCTTTTACTAGAGCGAGGTTCCCGGTACTGATTAGTTCATCCCAATCGGCAGAGAACAGTAGTGAGTTCTTTAGCTGAGAAGCGGTCGCGCGGACGATCCAGAGATGCGCGAGTATTAGATCGTTAAGTGAGTCTGTATTTGAGGTTATCGCACTCACTAATCACCTGCTAAAAAGTGTGGCGCAATCACTGAGGTAACCGGCGTTGGTGTCTTACTTGGCATCCATCTAATTCGCGATCTAAATCGTCTTACCGTTCGTCTAATAAAGGCCATTGCTTCATCTCCTTTACGGCATCTCCTCAATGAAAAAGGTTAGCGCGGCTGTGAAATCATCACCGGGCGTTGTCTCCATCCGAACGATCAATGCTTCGCCTTGCATCGCAATAGGGCGCATTTCTTCTGGAATGAATCTTTCCCAAGGCGAGCTCCGTTCGTTCCAACCTAACTCTTCCATGATCGTGCTGGTGCCGCTAGTGGTTGCGACCGTTGTGCAATTGCATGTTGCTGTGAAACCCGCGGCGACGACATCTGTTGTGCCGGGGCGGTTCGCAACAGGGGTAACGCCTGTACCGCCCGTAACCGTAACCGTCGCCGTCATGTGCCGCACTGTAATTCTTAGATTCTCTTCCGCAGCATCTCCAACCTCCGATGTCTGCCCAAGAAACCAGCCAGCTAACCGGATCGGTTTATCATCCGCAGGCTGGAGAACAACAAAGTCAGCATCACCACCTGAGTTTGTGATTGTGCCTGTATAAGGCACTCTATAGATTCGCGGCATTTTATATTCTCCTTTTGTAAAACTGCGGGCGATTTACCGAGAAGGCTAGAGACTTTGGCGCCGCACCTAGTGAGATTTTATTCCAGAAAGCCTCATCTATCCCCGTGATCGATACCGTATAGCAATAATCAATCTGGGAAGTCCCGCCATTATTGAAGTACTGCGACCACTTGCAGTTAACGTGACTAACGTCAGTGGCTTCCAGCACGGTAACGGCAGACCATGATCCGTTATAGGTTTGATAGACAATGTTGCCGTCAGCGCGACGCTGATAGATCGCATATACCGTGGTGCCGTTAGTGGCAATGCACTGGACTGGACCCTCCCCACCGTGGCTCGCTCCGGTTTCCACTGACTTGGAATCAGTGACGGGCGTCTGCCACGTGGTCCATGCGTCACCAGCGTTATGCTTGACAAGATAAAGTTGATCGTTGGTTGTGTTCCGACAGTAGGAGACCCATGTATTATTACTGGAATCGAGCGCTATTGAGACGGGTACTTGCAGCACATCGGTAGAGGCTTCACAGTCCGAGAGAGTGAAAGACGTGGCGTTATTCGCGTTGCCAATAGCCGCACGGATCTTACTATCCGTAAATACAACGAAGGCGATCTGCGGCTTGTTGTTGTTGTCGATCAGCATCGATGGCCCGAAATCCACGCCCTTGGATGAGGTTTGCCCGTAAACCTCGACCTTCGTGGCCCAGCTACCGGAAACTCGATTTGAATATTGCAGGGTGCGGAAACTCGAACCCATGTTGGTGATCGATTCAGTCCAGAAAGCGTGAGGCTTGTCGTTCGAATCGACGGCCACCCCACAGGCTCCATGTTCGGCAAGGCTCAACGTGGTGATCTGTGCGTCATTCTGAAAAAGATCAGTCGACGTATTGAACTGCACATAGCGCATCGTTGGCGCCATCGAAGCTTCATTGCGGTAGACGATGTGGATGATGCCTGCGCCGTCGATGGCTCCAGTACAAGCCGAATAGGTTCCCGCACTGCTAGGTGCGTGAGCATGATCCTGCTCGGCCCATGAGGAACCATTGGTGGATTTCCAAACTTCAATAAATGAGGATAAGCCGGTGCTTGTTACCAGATTCAATACTTGATAGATAACGCCAGCAGCGGTACGCACCATGGATCGATTAGTATTGTAAAGAAACACAGGATCGGTTCCGGTATTGGTTATTTGTGTACCCATTCAGGCTTTATAGACCTCCCCGCCGTCAATCGCGATCAGGACTGTGCCCTCTTTCCAGTCAAACGCAGCCCACTGCTGAAGTGATTGCCGCACATAAAACTCTGGATTGATTTCGATGTGAACGAAGTGAACCTGTTTCTGTGCTGTGCGATTCATCTCAGCGACAAGGGAAGGGAAGGCGACAGGATCAATGCACTCAAGGAGCCCCCGGCTAATAATGAAATCGTATTCCTCTGGCGGGGTGCTTCGCAGTATCAAGAGTGCTTCTCCGCATAGCAAGTAAGGCTGAACGGATTCAGAGGCTTTAGAGATGGCGTATTCTGAAACATCGCAGCCATACGCATCTACACCTTGAGCACGAAGATCTTCAACAACAAACCCTTTCGCGCAGCCGAGTTCTAAAATCTTTTCCCCCGCCAAGTCAAAATCCCTTAGCAGCGAGGCGGCGAAGTCAGCCCAAAACTCTCCCGTGGAATTCGTCCCATCGTAACGATGCCAGCGTTCATAGCGTGAGTATCCAGCATTGTGACGCATTCGCGTCGTTGCGCCGTCAAAGTAGGACTGATCAAACTCTTCTGGTTTTAGAAGCACTTCTTAGGAGTTATCTCCGTAACTACCAACGTATGAACCTGCTCCATTACAACTCAACCCCACAAGACACGTCTTGCTTGCTGCTGTTGGTACTGTTGGTGCTGTTCCGCCACTGCGCATCCATGTGATTGAGGGCCATGTAACAACAAAGCCCCCTGCCCCGGTTCGTATCTCAAGTAAGTAGCGAAATCCAGATTGTCCATTTGAAAATGCGAGCGTGCAACTTCCTGTTAAAGTTAAGAGTTGAGAGTTTCCATTATCCCAATCAATCGTGACTGTGCCGCTTCCACTGTTGCCGTTGTCATGGACCGGGCCCGAGCCGTATTGATTGGTGTAATTCTTCCTACCGCCAAACTCCTGTGTACCCGTTGTAACATGGCCCGCGGTACTCGCATCGGCTGCTCGGGTTGCAACAGTGACATCTCCGGTGCCGGCGTCCACGCCTGTCGATGTAAGCTGAACGCCTGTACCTTCAACCAACTTTTTAACAACCGCTTGTCCGGTCGTAGTTGAATTAAGGTCGTCACGTTTGACACCTTCATCCTCGAGTTGTTGTGAACGAACCTGCGTTTTCGCCATTAGAACAGGTAGCTAACTCGCAAACGATCCCCTGTAAGCGGGGCGGAAAGCATCGTGATGGTATTTGTGGAAATTGTGTAATCGTTACCAGCGCCAGGTTCCTGCAATAGGCCGTTCAGATAAACGTGCTCTGTGCCCGATGCTGGTGTATTCGCCAAGGTAAAGCTTGTATTTGATCCGTTGACTGAACCGCTCGGAGTTTCTCGAATTATTGGTCGCGCTCCAGACCCAAGCTTTGCAGACGTGATACCCGCGTCTTTTACGCGAACGGTATCTGAACTGATCTCAACCGTGGAGTTATCGGTATTAACTGCGAGTGCGGTTCCGCCTCCACCTGTTAGGCCAGCGCCTGCAACAGAAGTATTAAGTTGTGTTTCAGTAACTCCCGCATCCGCAACCTTGACACCTGAGCCTGATCGCGCGAGCGTTGAACCATCCAGTTTGATGCGAACGCCGGTGCTGATCTCAATACCTTCACCCGGATTCACCGCGACGTTATTCGCACCAACCGTTAGAGACGTATCAGCGGCAACAACGTCGATGGTCTGACCTGTGCGAGTCAGGCCAGCGCCCGCGAGAATGTCTGACGGACCAGGGAGTTGAACGGAAGTAACTGCCGTGGTTCCGAGAGTTCCTCCCTGATCGGCGGTAACTAGCCAAAGCGTGTCATGGTTTGCAGTACCTTCCGCAACCGGAACAATCGCGCCAACGAGTTCGGTCCACGTATCCGCATCGGTGGTTCTCACCCATGCGCCCGACTTCATTAAGTACAAGCCGTTTTCTTCTGGGGCGGTTTGGTTCTTAACGAAGATTCGATCGTCCGCAGAGCCAGCTACTCCATCGATCGTCTGCGTTCCTGATAGCGTGATGTTCGCTGTAGTAGCTAAACGAACAACACTCTTTGCGCTGCCGGAAGCAATCGCCGCGACTGCCGCATCAAGTTGGCTCTTATTGACAGCATCAGCGGGGTTGGTTCCGTCACCCAGGTTTGTGAGTTTGAAGCCGCCCATTGACTGATCGGCGGTAAAAGCCTGGCCGCCATCAGCCTGAATAACAGCCTCAGCAAGTTTTGAAAGAGCAATCGCGGCGCCGGAAGCTATTTCGTTGTTAGTAATGGTTCCAGCTTTTATCTGGCGTCCACCATCTATTTGAGTTACAGCCATTGTGTTAAATCTCCTTTTGGTATCTCACCATTAAGGTGTCGCCTTCTAAAGCGAGGTCTTCAAGCGTGATGGTCAAGTCCGTAATACTCCAGAACCGTTCCATCAGTCCGTTGAGGTAAACAACTAAGCTCCCTGCCCTTGGTGCGAAATTCAGTACAAACTCCTGTTGAGGCTCTGCCAGATCAAATGTCTGCGTGGCCCATTCGAATGTCGCATCAGCGTTTTCGCCTGCTGGCCCAGGTGATCCTATCTTGCCTACTGTTACCAGTTTCACCCTTGGTGACGAGACAATAATCTTCTGCCCCGTCGATTTCACCGTAACAATCGTGGCCTTTTGGCTAACTTTTACATTAGGTTCAGCCATGTGGTCCTAACACGCATCTGCGATCTTCACTGGTCCTCTAATGAAACTCCTATCACGCTTGGTGTTTGTATAGACGATAGAGAGACAGTATTTCCCACTTTTCCACGTGTACGCTGCTATATCCTCGAGAAGTAGAGAAAAGCTGATAACACCTGGTGTTGGCAGCAGTAGTTTCCCGTTGCCTTCGTTCCAGATAACTGCTGGTGAGCCATCGCTCGGATGAATAATTAACTCCGCACTAGCAAGTGTGACTAAGGCGCCTACTTCGTCGGTGATAGTGAGTTCGTCCTGCCAAAAATCCGCATCCCTCTTAAGTAAGATAGTGTAGGGATCGTTTGTCATTTCGGTGTCATTCGTGGCGCAGTATACATTAGTTACGCTTGAAAACGTGCGCAATTAAGCTGCGGCGACCGTCCAGTTCGTGCCGTTATAGTACGCCTCGACGTGGAAAGATCCGCCCCCTGTAACTGTGGCTCCAAACGTATTGGTTGTGCTATCAGTAACAGCCTGCCTCATACCCTCAGTTGGCGAAGCCGGCAGATTTGCGACCGTAACTGGTTCCGTTCTCAAATACCTGGATCGTAAGCCCTTGAAATTACTGCCCCCGCCATCTTTTATTTCAAAGTAATCCTGTCCCGAAGGGCGTTGAAGGCATGTGCCTGTGCCAGAATCCCCAAACGTGAACCGTATTGTTCCACCTGATCCGCCGGCGGCGACGAACTGCATTAAACCATCCCCGTAGCCCTGCAACTTGAAGTTGTTCTGAAGTTCGAATCTTCCCCCGTTCGCAATGACATCAGTGCCCACGATTTGATTCCACCGCTTACTACCACTTCCTAAATTCATTCCTTGATCGGTGACGGGTAGAAGCGTGCTTGTGTTCAACTCGATGCCATTGCCCCCGCCGCTAACGCGGAAAGTAATGTTGGAAAGTGAGCCGGTTCCTGATGAAGTTGCGAGGATCTCATGGACGCTGCCCGTATGCGAGACCTGCAACCATCCAGCGTTACCCGAGCCATCATCGCTCAGGTAAACCTTTAACGTCTGCGCGGTGTTGAGGCCGCCATTTAAGGCGGTAATGTTGGTATTCTCTCGCTTAATCCGACTATCGGCAAAGGTGCCCGCATTATTGTAAGGGACAAACAGAGATGTTGGATTAACGCCTCCGCCTCCCCCCGATCCGTTTGCAGCCGCCGTAAGCCTTCCTTTTGCATCAACCGTGATGTCGGCGCTTGTATAACTTCCCGGCGTCACCGCGGTGTTAGCAAGAGAGGGGTTGGGGTAAGTTCCCGCGAGATCTCCTCCGGCTGACCCGCTCGGTGTCCCGCCTGACGGAACCGCAAACGTGCCATCAGCTTTAAGAAACTTTAGGGCTGCCGCATCCCCTGCTCCTGGTGCTGGTACTAATCCTTTTGTGCCGCCCGAACCTGAGTCACCAACGAAGGCATTTAAGATTGCTGTGGCTTGTGTGGGTGTAAGGTCTGTCGGATCCCCCGTTCCAGCGCCGACTGCCCGGCCCTTGATCGTTGCTTGGGCCATGTTTGCGAGTAGAGCATTCGTGATGCTGTCGTTTGCAAGCGAACCAGCGCCTGACACTGGGGCCCATGTATTTGGCGCAATTCCAGTGAGTATCCACTCGGTAGCGTCCTCGAGTTGCAGAACCTTTTTGTATAGATCGTCCAGCGTAAAGGTGACCGTGCCACCGCCAAGTAAGCGCACGAAGCCGGTTGCCGCAAGTCTTGTGGCAGAATCAGGATAGACTGCTGCATATGGTCTATGATTGGCGGTTAGTAATGAGTGTAGTCTTCCCATAGATTTATACCATTACCTGCTCAAGGGTTAGATCATCAAAAACATCTTCAAGAGTTAAATCATCGATCACAAAAAGCTCCGAACCCGTGATTGGCGGTGCATCAACAGTGAACGTTACTGAAACGAACGCTGATACGGTTACGCCATCAGTAGTATTAAGTTTGTAAGTGTAAGTTCCTGGCGCTAGTGTCAACTCAAAGTCGTAAACAAGTGCTGTAGGCATTACGACTGTCACACCATCTGATTCATAGAGCGTGTAACCAGTAACAAACTCAGGGTGGCTCATCGGCGGTGACCAGTGGAAATGAACGAGGCCCGTAGTCGCATTCACTATTGCTGTGAAGTCTCTCGGTGGCCCAAAGGTCCCCGCACTTGTGCCGCTACAAAACTGAACCTCACGAATGCCACCATCTGCATCTTGAAACCAGACATCTAATTTTGAATTTGCTGGTATGTCCTCTGGGGTCGTGAAAACCAAGCTGTCGTTTCTGTAGAACTCCGCCTTATTTGAGGTATTACGCCGGATCTCCCATAGATCATCAGTATCGTAATTACCTGGAGGGTCATCCAATACAGCACCATCACCGCCGGGAAGATCGATCCACCATAGAGTTGAGCCAGCAAAGTCAAACTGAAAGCCGTACCAGAGATCGGGGTAATTGTTGGAAGCCGTAGCTCCATCATAAAGTCCCACAAAGACGCCCCGGAAGAAGCCACTCCGCACCTGAAACCTGAATCGATCGCCAGCCTGCGCCAAGGTTTCGGCGGTTAGGCCTGCCGGCTCTGCTGTCCAATCTGGATCTACTGTTAAGGCTGAGCCTGCCGATGGTCCGCCGTCCAAGATTGAGGACTCGTTAAGAAGCGATGCCCAAGTAACGTATCCGCACACTAACTCAGGCGGTGCGGAAGGAACAATATCTAACGTTGCGTACTGCTGCGCTTCGATGTCAACCCTTAGATCACCTTTTCGCGTGTATTTCATTACGCGAAATGCCGTGTAGTCTGCATCTGGATAAGGCTCTAATCCTCGAGCGGTGAAGTACTGCGACATTCTTGATTGCAGCTTCGCGTTGACAACCTTAATGATCTTGTAGTTCTGAACGTTGAAGGCTTCCGAATACCAAGTCGTAAACTTGACCGAAAAGGGGTTGAGTACTCCGCCGGAATCCAGAGGCCCTAAGTAGAGAAGGGAATTGCCGAATCGTGCTGCCTCCTGCGCAGAGTTTATCCCATAACCCGCCTGACTCTTATTAACCACGCGCTTGCTGCGATCACCCCACGCTCTGCCAGCTCTTAACTGTTGCGCCTGATCACCAAAGATGAACTGTATGTCGACCCCCGCGTTCGAAGCATCGTCAAAGTTCACAGTCCATTGATTTGTCATTTCTTCGTCGCTGATCACGGACCACGAAAGAGAAGACTTGGCGCCATCGTAGACGATATTTCGGCTTGGACCTTCATCCGTGAAACTTGGGATGGTGGGATCGTCAAGATCTTCCGCTTTCAGCGGTACAACAACCTCTTTACCTTCAAACTCGAACGGAATTCCTAATCTGCCGGCAGTACAAATATCCTTTACTTGTTGCTGGATAGCTCTAGCTGTTACTTCCGCATTAAAAGTTGAACGCACACCTGAGAACGTGTTGCCGTTGGAGTCCGTCAACATCACGTATTCATCGCACCACGCAGCAGCGTCAATAAAGCTTTGAATATCGAAGCGTGGATAGTCCTGCCCGTAGCCCCAACGAAGATGCGCCAAGACATGAAGAAGGCACCATACGCGATTAGTCGTGTAGCCTTCGGTGTATGTGTTCAGATCTGAGAAAATTCGGACATCATTTAGGCCCAACGTGCGCCACGAACCTGAGTAGTCAGACGCAGTAGCGTTGGTAAAATCTCCCTGAATTCGCCCGTAACCGACTGCCGTTCCCGAGTAACTATTGACATCCGGACTCCAGTCTGTCGGCTCCTGTCCTAACTCTCCAAGTCGCAGTTGAAAGTGTTCTGTGCCGACGATTTGATCATTAATCCGAAACTCCCAAATGGCCTGGTTTGGACCTTCTGACCCGGCAAATAGTGCTGCCCCAAACCCGTCTTCTGGATGGTTCGTGTCGAGCTCGTTGCGGAAAGCAAGCAAATAAAGCGCTTTCACCCATCGTTCGCCGAAGATAACTCGTATCGGGTCTGACAAAGCAGATTCGTTGCCGATCGCCTTTGCTAACAGGTTTGGCCCTTTGGTCTGATTGTTCGGGATCGGGTCTGCGCGTGTTTCAAAGCCGGGCCAAAACTTTTCTGTTGGAGTTGCAGTATCAGGCTCAGTCAAGCGTTCGGAGCAGTCAGCTTTTACTCTCCGGGGGCAGTCCGTAAAGCCGGGTACGCCGATGAGTGGTGCGCCACCGCGCTCCAGTTCGGTTAGATGAGCGTTGTAGGGGCATCCCTTTGCTTGGTCTATGGCTGCTTGCGTGGCGTAGAACGCGCCAAAGATGTGCGGGCAGGACGTGGCAAAGGGTCGCTTGGGAACGGGCATCTGAGGGGCACGCCAGCCCGATGTAGCCGTAATCTTGACCTGATCACGGTTCATTTCCTTGGGTTGATGAAGCATTCCCTGCCATTGTGAGAGTAGAAGATCAACAGGATCAGGCCAGTAACCCAAAACTTCTGTTCTGATCCCTTCGCCGTGAACCATCAAAAGCCCAGAGAATTCATCGTCTAAATCCGAGAATGTCAAGGTTACAGAGTCATCCGAGATACTCGCTGCGCGAGGTAGGTCAATAAAGGGCGTTCCATCTGGAATTAGCGTCAGCGTAATCGGAATTGGATCGCCAAAATAGGTTGCAATCGCGGCTGCGAGGTCAGGCCACCACGGAAGCTCCGTATACATGGCAGAGGAATAGATTTTTGTTCCTGTTGGAGAAGGCCAGTAGATCGCGCAGAGTTCGGCAGGCTTGCGATCAGCGCCGGTGAGAGCCCGCAATGCATCTAGCTTGTCTTGAATGTCACCGGGATATGTTGGCATCTGCTACAATGTTATTGATGGCTAGTGATTATCTCGACACAACGAACCCGTATTTGCTGCGCGCCTTCTTCGGGTTCTGCGATATTTGCAACAATGCGACCTATGCAGCCTCAAACTCAGAGATTGACGAACCGCGACTGCGCAACCTTGCGGTGTCAATGATTCTCAATGTGCGGGCGCAGTCACTCATAGAGCAATTCAAATTGTTTGGCGGTGAATTCAAAGCATCGTTTCCTGCTTCATGGCCCAAGCGCTAGATCACTCCTCATCAAAACTTCCGTCTGCGTTATCAGGCACAACGCCGGGTTGATAGCACTGCCTGAGTTTCAATCCTGACGATCCCATAAAGAGATCAATCAACCGCACGCTCAGATTCTTCTCTTCGAACTTCCACAAGTACCACTTCGAGTCATAAGGAAACTTCATTAGGAATGGGCCATTGCCTTCTTCCATGCGCGAGTTGTAGAACTCAACAATGTACTCAAGTCGATTGACGAACGTATCCTCTGCAACCTCGATCATTGCGTCACGGTGAAGTGTGGGATATGAGAGTGCAGCCGTACGAAGCTTTGGAAAGATCACATCCGCTATAGATGCGCCGCCGCCAAATTCAGCAGACAGCAAAGCGCCCGAGTGATCGAACCCAACTTCGCATTCGAAATGACCTCTATAAATTAATTTTGGCAGGTCAGGTAGTGCCATTATGCAAACCCTAAGTTTCTTTGCAGTGTTTCGTTAAAGTCTCCGCTCGAGTTTGAATGATCGATAACAGCTACTCCGATTGCTTGACGCGCATCCGATGCGCCCATTGTAACTACATCGCCCGGTCGCGCTGTATTCAGTTTTGTTAGCGCTTGTGCCACTTGTGCGTTGTGTAGTTGCTGTTGTTTTTGAATGTCAAGGTTCTGTTGCTGAATCGACTCTATGCGGGCTGCCAGCCGTCCCAGGATTCCGCCTGAACCTTCTTGCGCAGCTCTTAAAGATGTTTCTACTGGTCCCTGCGCGCCAAGATTGAATTGTGCATTGCCGGGAGAAGGCTCACCGCCCGCTACGGCTCCTGATGCCGTTGCGGTGTTCCCTTTCAAGAGTCCAGCAGACTTAGCCAGCCCTCGCGCAGCAAAGCCCGTTGCAGCGGCAGCAGCCGTAAACGCAGCGGCTGCGGCAGCGTGTTTAGCAGCTCCCGCAAAATCACCAAAAGCAAGGCTACCTAACGCATAAGCAGCGTGTTTTATCGCCTGGATAGCGAACTCGGCTGCAAGGTTTGCGAGTTGCTCTGCAAGTGCCTTTTTCAGTGCCTTACCAAGCGACTCACCGTAGAGAATCCACGCCACAATGCCCTGACGCAGAGCGTCGACCATTGAACCGAAGTTCTCACGAATGGTTTCCGCTACACTGCGGATAGAGTCTTTGATGGAATCGTTGGCGTGCCTGACTCCTTCAGCAAACCGATCCCACAGGTTTTTTAGAGGTTCGAGAATATCAAGAGAGCGCTTAAATTCCTCCTGATTAGCTCGGCGTTCTGCGTTAAATCGCTTATCTTCCGCAATCCGCAGATCATGGAACTTCTTTTCTATCGTCCGACGGCGACGCTCAATGTCGCCCGCCTTCTTCGCGGCTTCGATCGCCGCATTCTCGTCATCATCTATACTGCGCTTATTGGCTTCATGCCGCGCACGAGCGTCTTCCTGTTCGATCCGGAACTGCTCGCGTAGAATGCGGCGTCGATCCCCCACTCGCCGGCGCAATGACTCGAGTTGAATGATAGAGGTTTCACGAAGCAGTGCGGCGACTTGGGCTTGTGCCTCGATAATCGCACGAGCATAGGCGTTATAGGCTTCTACTGTTTCCTGAAGTGCTTCGCGTTTTCTGCGCTCGCTTTCCTGTGTGGACTTTGCTGATTCTTCATCGAACTTTTTAAGTTCATCAACAACCCGTTGGCGCTCTTCCAGGTTTTCGCCTGCTTCCTCTTTCTGCTTCTCAAGTTCTGCCCGGCGACGTGCTCTTGCTGCCTTTTCAATCTCTGCCTGACGAGTCGCAACATCGAACGCCGTAACCGATCCACGGCGTTGTAGGCCTTCGAGTCGGGCTATTTCTGCCGCATCCGCAGTCTCTTGAATGTCCAATAGGGCTTGTCGATGTGCCTTTGCTGCGTCTAGTTCTTCTTTGCGCCTGTTTGCTTCGAGTTGCGCAACCTTAGTTGTAAAAGCCTGCTGTGCCTCAAACTCCTTCTGCCCAATTTCAGCTAACGAGAGGTCACGTGCTGCCTTGTTGCGGATCTTCTGCGCTTCCGTTCTCTCTCGCGCATACACTGCTAATTGAGCGCGTAGGACATCACCGGCTTTTCCAATCTGGAAGTTGGTCCAGTCCTCGAGAGATTTCTTTCTTTCATCAAACTGAATTTGTTCACGAGCAAGTTGTGCATCAGTGAGCGTGCGTATGCGCTCGGCTTCTAACTCAATTAGGCGTATGCGGCGTCGAGTTGCGGCGTCAGCCCCTTTGTCCTCTTCGTCGGACGCTGGCCGCTTCTTTCGGAAGATCCCGGCACCGGCTCCCACGTCCGCGCCAACGTTCTGAGCCTCAAATTTGATCGGTATCGGTGGGGCTTCATTCGCGGCCTTCCGCATCGACTCCAGTATTCCGGCTACAAGTGCGGCGCCAATTGGACCAACCGCCACACCCGCAATAGCGAGTAGCAGCATCTTCGAAAGCGCGTCGGAGATCTGCGGCGCACCAGCGATAAAGTTCACCACTAAAGAGATGATAAACTGAGACGCAAACTCGCTTGCGGCTTGAGCAAAGGTCACGGCCTGTCTGATTAGAAACGCATTTAGAGTGAGGAATCCCCGGCGGAGTGCTGGAAGCGCTTTTTCGAAAAACTCAGTGATGCTGTCGAGCGCATTAATGACGATACGAGAAAAAGCCCTCCATGCGCCGCGCCAGTCACCGTCAATGATCTTCAGTGCCAGATCAGCGAGGTTTCCCAAGAAGCGTAATGTGGTTTCTATTATTCGGGTGACGATCGCGAAACTTGTACTAATGATCGTGACGACGGTCGGTCCGAATCTCTCCCACAGTGCCGTTATAACCCCCAGAACTTTCTCGGTAACCGATTGCAGTGTTGGTAGGATACGTCGAGTAGTTTCTTCAATGATGGTACGGATGCGATTAAACGCATTCACTACCGCCGTGCCTGCGCTCGAAACGAGATCGCGAATGCCGAGAAAGTTCTTCTTCCAGGCAAGCCCCAATGCCCCGAGAATAATGATCCACTCACCAATAGTGACCAGCAATCCAGCGATTACAAGCGCGACTTCAGGTAGACCAATAGCGGCGATAACGGTGCCAACTGTAGCTATAGTCGAGGCAACGGCCGTGATCCCGCTGACCAGATTGCCTAAAATAAATAGAACGGGACCAAGAGCAGCCGCGATCCCTGCAACAACAATAATCGCAGTCTTAACAGGTTCAGATAGCGAATCAAATTCTTTGCCGATTCGCTCGATCAGATTGGCGATGGGTTCAACAAAAGGCTCTATCGCATTAATAATAGCCAGACCGAGAGGCCTCAGCGCGATGGTTACGCGGTCAACGATCTTGTCGAATCGTGTACCGATGGATGCCGTAACATTCCGTAAACCCTGATTCTTTTCTGCGGCCTCCGCAAAGGCATTAAAGAATGCGTCAACAGTCGTCAACCCCAGTTTCTTTGCCTGCTCCCTGATCACCTTTGCGTTGGTTGGGGAGTCGACATTGAAGATCTCGGTAATGAGTTGGCCCGCAAGAGGACTCTGACCAACGAGTTCCTTTAAATCCTGCCTTTCAAAATTCTGCGTAATAAGCTGTAAAAGATTCTGTGTAAATCTTGACGGATCTTGCAGCCTGGAAACGGCATTAAGCCGCCCGATAGCAGGCAATACGCGATCGATAGTTTCTTGTGTGGTTTGTGCAATCCGGAGTTGAGCGTCCAGCGTTAGGGCAAGGTTGGTTGTGAGGCCCGGAGTTGCACGGGCAGTCTTAATAAGTTCGGCTAGACGCCGTTCAGCCGCTTCTGCGCTGCCCGTAAACGCTTTTAGGGTGTTTACGTTGGCATCAAGATCCTTGGCGCTCTTGAGTGAAGCCACGCCCAAAGCGAGCAATGGCGCAGTAATCCCTACACTAAGTGTGCGCCCTATTGATTGAAGCCCAGGCCCAATACCTCGAAACGCGTTCGCGACAGCTCTTGCTGCTTGCTGTGCAGCCCTTTCCTGTGCTCGGGCCGTAGATATAGCCGCCCTTTCCTCATCTTTAAATCCACGAATGATTGCTGTGGATCTTTGACGCTGGAGAGACTCGACCGCCCTGTTAAGTCTGCGCTGCTCTGCCTCTTGTGCGCGAGTTGATTTCTTGTGTTCCGATTCAATTCGCCTGAAGTCGCGAACATGTTGGTCAACCTGAGATCCGCGCGGTGCTCTAGGTGGTGCCAACGGAGTGGTGGTGAGAGATTTAAATGGCTGCGTGACTGCACGTCGGGCGGCAGCAATCGTGTCCGCAATCTCTTTGCGGAAGCGTAGCAGCGCAGCCGTGCCAGAGCGGGAATCTACATCAAGCTCGAAAAGCAGTCTAAGAGGATCAGCCATCTACTTTTTGTAATTCCGCATGATGTCCTGTTGAGTCATCGTGTGCTTTTGCCCATTAGAAGGCGAGGACTTTTGTTGCTTCGCGGGATTGTCTTTTAGCTCCACGCCCCATAACGCAGCCATGAACTTCCGCTGTGCTTCATCGCGCTCAAGATCGAGTTTGATCCGCCCCTCTTCCTGTTCCAGATCGAAGCGGTGCAGCACTGCCGCACACGCCAGATCGAAATTAAGATTCCGCGATGACCCTCTCAAGAGGTGACTTGGACGTATTCCGAAGTGTCTTGCCGCGAGACTTAGAAGCAGATGCTCTTCTTTGCGCTCGGTTACGAAATTTTGCCGCGCCGTCTGCGCCTTCCTCCCCGCTGATAACCGCAAACATCTCCATAAAATCATCAGGATTGACGCGGGCTACCTGTTCGCCCTTCGCGTTTACAAAGTACACCCCAACGCCCTCGAAGTAGCGGATTGTTGGCTCAAGACAGTTCTCAACTACCATTTGCCGGATGAAAATCAGGTTGTTATTGCCCTCCGCGATTTCCTCTGGTGTCGGATCTTTCTTGGCTTTCGCCTTCTTTCCCTTTTTAGCATCATCAGGCGCGTTGACTTGTGTTGCGGCTGCAACCAAGGACATAGGAAGCGATCCAACCAGCGCGAGTCCTTCCATATCGACATGACGAAGCCGAACCACGGCACCTGTTTTCTTCAATTTGTGCAGAAATCCATTAGACTCGTCAGCATTCGCTTTTCGAGATTTCTCCGCATAGTCTTCCGGGCTGGTTACTTTCAGTGTTTCGGTCATTTGTTTTTCTCTCCTAAAAAGATTGTGCCGCCAAGCTAACTTTGCTACGCAAAGCGCCGACGGCACGGGTTTAATTAATAAAACTAGGGTTGTTAAGGCGTTACATCCTCTGCGCGCACGATCGCAAAGGTGCGATCTCCCGCGGTACGGCCTGAAACAGCGCGGCCTGTAAGCGTTACGTTGGCGGCAGAATCTTTCGTGCGGCCCAATTCCATCGAGAGGCCGCCACGATTCAGGCAGCGATAGAGCATCACCCACCAAAGCACTGCTGGATCATCATCGTCAGGCCAAATCAGACCGGCGCAGAAGTAGTTGAAAGTCTTTAGCCCGCCGCCCGTGATCTTCTCAATCTCCGTAGGTGAGCCCGTGGGTGCCGTATAGACTGAGCCAGGGAGCATTATTGAGAGCTTTTCAAGGTTGCGCACTTGACGCATCGCTCCAGTGATTGTCGCCTCGTTCTGCGTGATGAAATCAGAGACCGCATCCTCTTCTTCATCAACACGGATTTCGTCAAAGGTTGGATTGGTGGCGAATGTCCAACCTTCGTTCGTATAACCCACAGAGAAGCCGTCAGGATTGGCGGTGGCATCAAAGGTACCTGTAGCGAAGTCTACTGCCGCGACTGCATCAACAGCCGGAATCGCCAGATCTACGAAAAGCTGTCCGAATCCTCGATGGAGCTCGTTAGTGCTCCAGCCATCTGCTATTCCTGCCATCGGTTATACCCCCTTCGCGGCTACCGCGTCTGCCATCAGGTTTTTAATCTGCTTGCCTCTTGCTCGAAACTTCTCCAGAGCCTTTGCATGCTCTTCCTCAGACTCGGTGAACCTGCCCGACTGGTCCTTTCGCCTCGAGCGAAAGAACTTTTCATCAAGAGCGGTGATGTAGGAAAGCGATGGTCGGCCTGGTTGTACGCCTCCGAACGCGGCTACGGCTATGTCATTGTAGAGTCGAGCGCCTTCTCGCTCGCCAAACTCTTCGCGGAGTCCATCCCACGTCACTGCCTTACGTTCGCCGGTATCAGGATCGACGCCCGGATACGCGGATTTATCGGCACGAAAGCCAGGCTCGTACTTCGCACTTGTTACCGCCTCAGTTTTTGCCGTTGGCGCAGCAGGCTTCGCGCTCTGTGTGTCGGTTTCGTTCGTCGCCATTTAAGTTTTCTCCATCAGTCCGGTGAACGTGATTATTAATGACCCGTTTTGCTTGTAAGTGCTCTTGCTCTCGTTAAAGAATTCCGCATACTCGTGATCAATATCCCAATAGGGAAGCTGACTCTTCGAAGGAAGAAAGCCATTGAATAGAGCACTTAGCGGGGCGCGTTCGATAATTATGTGAGCGGCTTGGACTCTCTTCATAACTGAATCCGCCAACGTGTCTGGATTTGCTCCAACATCTTCAATTAAGATTTCAACCCCATGAGTTTGACCAACGCTTTTGCCGTCTTCGTCCTTGAGCGTTCGCGTTCTCCGCGGTATCACGCTGCAAGCCGGGAACTTAGGATTTACCCATCGGCTTCTGCGCCAGACCACATAAGGCGGCATCGGTTCATCGCCATTTACCTCTGTATGGACTGCCGTTTCAGCCGCCTGCAAGACTCCAGTTAAATTATCAATCAGTGGCCGGATGAATTGCTGCGTTATTTCTGAATCCCACGGTCCATTTTCTGCCATCAAAACACCCTGAAACCTAAAGCACGCGATGTCGCTTCATAAGAGTCGTGAAATACCTGTAAGTGCGCCTGCCCTTCTTCGTTTGTCACTTGCATAACCAATCGGACCGGCAAATATCCTGCTCCTTCATGATGGTAGCGAGCCTTTGGATCGGAGGTCCCTACTCTCAGCGAGTTAGGATCTTCTTCCCTAACAAAGTTCGGGGCACCTTCCTGCGTCAAAGAGCGGTACATGCGACCAAAAAACTGCAAAATGGGCAAGAAGCCCACTTCTACTGCCTTCCGTGCCGCATAACTGGGTGTTAATGGCGTAAATCCGCCAGCCCCTTCCGTGTCAAGATAACGCCGCTCAAAGTCGAGTCTGACATCAACGTTTTTTTGCCAGCCGCGTTTGCGCTGATCACGGACTACCTCAATCAGCCCATCAATTGCCTCAAAGAGCCTTCTTGCTCCGCGAACAGTAAATTTTAGAAAGTCGCTCATTAAAGCCCGACATCTACTCTTCCAAAAGCCGGTCCTGACGTTGCTGACCAGTCCTGCCAAAGCGCGGTTGATGAATCCATTGGACCAACTAACTGCAATGTAAGTTGCGGACGCCCTGGGATCGCATCAATTACCACTGCGGCGCCGATTACGGCCTGGCTGCCCCAGGGAAGGCTGATTCTGTAAGGCGCTCCATCCATATTGCCCGGATTTCCACTCAATTCGCAGGGCGTATCTTGGTATTCATCTTCCCCAACTATCAAGCGACAACTGTCAGTTAGAAGATCGGCGGCTTCAAGCGCAAGATCCGCACGGATTTCGTCGTATGCCTGACCGAGATCGCCTCTCATATCAAAGAACCAGCACTACGGGCCCACATCCGCATCGACTACGGAGCACATGATGCAAAGAACACACGAATACATTAGAGCGCATTGGCACTACGGCAGAAGACGCTCGCGCAGATGGGCTCTCATAGAGCGCATTTAAAACATCTTCGATAAATTCCTCGCGCTTGGCTCGTTTGGACCACCTGATTCCCTTACTGCCGCCTTCGAGCGATGTCTGACCTGGTCCTACTGCTTCAATAGCAGTCAAAGCTGCATTAGCGATTCGTGCAAGCACTTGATCGTCACCAGTAACGACGCCCGACTTCAAAGAATTGAGTTTTGTCTCGAGGTTCGGAAACAAGTTCGGAGACTTCTGATAACGCGATAGTGAGCGGATCTGCGTCAACAGTTGCTTGACTGCGGTATCAGTCAAGAACGGATTAGCATCATCGATCTGCTCTGCTGTAAGCACTTAATCCTCTTCTGCGCGCTCTAGTCTTACTGTCGGAGCTTTATACTTAATGTTATAGAACTCGCAGCTCTCGTTTTTACAAACTCGGAGTCCGTTTTCCAAAATCAGCATCGCTAACTCGCATACGCAAATCACGGGCAGCGAAATTGTTCTTTCCACGGAGTGATCTGTCGCCATCTATCCCCTTGCTTCAACAATCTTCTTGGCTGTTGCTGGTCCAATGCCGGGAATTGCGGTCAACTCCTCCTCTGAAAGTCCGGCGATGTCAGCCTTTGTTTTGTGACCCACATCAGCAAGTGCTGCACGTCCTGGAAAGTCTTCTGGCAGCTCTTCACTCGATACCTTACCTGTCTCGCGTGCGCGGACTCGCGCCTCTTCATCGTTGAGAGCTTGGCGGCGTCGATCAATATCTGAAAGCGCTTCGGCCATCTCTTGCTCTGTTTCAGCCAGGTCGCCGAGCGTGGGCAAGGCAGCGGTAGATGTGATTACGCGCCGATCGTGGAGCACTGAACCACCGGCCGCAATCGCGCTCTCATGCCACGCTCGGCGCTGTTCCGCAGACATCTTTTTAGGCTTCGCCATCTCTCATCTTTTCTCCTTGTACTTTTTACAGCGCCGGCTCAGTCACTGGAATGAAGTCCTCGATCGCTCCGTCTCCCGTGTCTGGCGCAATCGTCAATACCGATGACTCTTGCAGGATGTGCTTTCGTGACCATCCACGACCGCAGCCCCAGTAAGTAAGTTGCGGGGGGTTGTGCTCAGCGGTCACATAACCGATAGGACCACGAGCACCACGCGGCAAGCCACCGAGAATGTTAAGGGCGCCCATGTTGGCAACAACGGATTCGGTAGTGACGCCGTTCGCAAAGTCTGCTACAGCGCGGCTGTTGTCGTTGCCAGTGAAAGTCAAAGCGGCTTTATTGATGGGCCAGAAGCGCTCTGAAGTGATATTACCTGCTTCGTCTTGACCCCACGCGCGGGAATCGTATGTCTCGATCACCTTTAACCCAAGCACATTCCGCGCGAGGTTTTTCATCTGATCGTCGTTCTGGACCATCAGATTCGTAAAACTCACATTGGGAGCAAGGAAGATTCGCGCTTGGGTCTGAAACTGTTCACACTGAATCAACTCACGGAAGCCCGCCTGAGAAATTGTAAGCCGGTCATATTCGATGCCGTACCGGATTTTGGCGAGTTCCTTGGCTACGAGAATATCCGTAACAGGCTTGCCGTTTGTGTGGTCTGTCCAAGGATCGGAGACGGTAATCTTGAGGTCCGATGGCATTCCCCAAGTGACGTTATCCATCTTGATCCCGAGGCGGTTATAACTCCAGCCATCAAGCACGCGTGCCACGCAGATTGACTCCATGCGCTGTCGCACACCAAGCAGACAGGCGTCCATAATTCCGCTTTCCATGTCGCCTACGATGTTATCCGGATCTTCCGCAATCCCGCCGTTAGCCGTAACTGCTTCGAAGGTCTTCAGCTCTTCCTGCGTGAGCAGGCGACCGATCTTGAGATTCGGGATGCCCGAAGTTTCGATCCGGAATTTACCAGCCGAATACACTGCCGCTTTTTGATCATCGGCAATCAGGTCCGCAATCAGCACGCGACCGCGAAACCGGGCCATGATTTCACCATCAACGGCGGGTACAATCGGAGTGCGACCAAGCCAAACGAGATCTTGGGGCAGGTTGCGCACATCATCCAAAGCTTTCATCATGCGCGTGACTCTTACCCCATTGAACATTTGCAGATTAGGTGCCATTTCGTTCTCTCTCCTGAAAGGAATGATCTCGTTGCTTAGCTTTGCGCGTACCAAATGCTCGGGAACGCCGCTTCAAACTCAGTGACAGTAGGACCAGCCGCGAGCGAGTGCGTTCCTGTGGTCATTAAGACTCGCGCTTTCCAAATCGGGCCACCTCCATCGAATACTGCTGGATGATCAGTGACTCCACCACCAAGCGGCGGAATCAAACCGTTCTCCAATCGGGTTTCGTTGAGGATAAAGCAGTCGCCTCGAGTGAGTAATGCGCGGCCATCGGTGGCTGCCGGGTCGTACGGACCCCACTTACCCTCATTGCCCGCTCCTTGGTTCACGGTCGCTACCGTTACGGAGTGACCTGAGCCCGTGGTGCTGTCAACTGCCGCCATTGTAGCGACGTTGCCAAGTGAATCATCGAAGCTCACCGTATAGACACCTGCTGCCGGGCCAGAAACAGAAACCAAGCCAGCACCGAAGATCTCTTCCAGCGCCGCTTCCATCTCCGCGTCGGTTGCATCGAAGTCAATCGGATCGGAACCTGCCAGCGTAAATGTGCCGCCTGTGGCGTTTGCGACCGTGACGGTCTGTACTTCGGTCTTCTTCACACGGCAAAGGATTTGCCCGTAGCGCGCGTACTTCTGACCGTTGGGCACGACTGTTTCATCGCTCAGCGTCGTATCCGCATTCACGGCAGCGAACAATCCCCAATCCAGGGTAATGCCTGCCACTTTCCAGTGAATGTCACGCCCTTCACCGGCAACCACCATCAAGGGGCGTCCGGTTCCGCTTAGTACCTGTCGACCATAAGTAGCCATCGCTTTCGTTCTCCTTTAACGGAACTGGATATTACGCTGCCTTCGGGTTTTGCTTTTTGCCCCACTCGCGGATCTTAGCTTCATCCTTCGCCATCGGATCGCTGCCTTCTGGATCGGGATTCAGCACGGTCGAACCCGGAGGCAGGTCAGCCGCGGTGAGTTCGCTCGTAAGATTGTGCTTCGGCAAGCCTTCGAACATCGACTTGAAAGATTCGACTCGTGAGCCAGTGGCGAGAGGCGTGAGTGAATCATCCTTAGCGAGCTGCGCGTAGATGTTCTGTACGGCTTCTTTCTTCGCCGGCATCAGCACTTTCGCGATCACGAGTGAGCCTGCAAACGCTTCGGCTTCTTTTGTGCGGGCCTCGTCAATCTGCTTTTGGTAGCGATCTGCCGTAGCCGCCTTTACACGCAAAGCTTTTACTTCCTCAGACTCTTCTGTCTCTTCAAGCCCGAGCGCTTTTAGGTCTTCGCCTTTCAGCGCAGCTTTAAGCCTCTGCATTAGCGTGGAGCCAACGCTTAGCGTGGTGTTTCCGTCTTTGTTCGTGTCACTCATTCTCGAATCTCCATTACCTAAAGATGGCTTTTCAGATTTACCAGAAAGTTCAGCGAGTACCTGTTCGTAAGAGCCGACGCGATCAGCGAGTCCTGCTTTAACGGCCTTCTCACCTATCAGCAACCCGCCGCCGCCAAAATCTTTTACTACTTTTTCAACGCTTACGTTGCGGTTACGCGCGACAGTGGCAATAAACACGGCTGCCAAGTCGTCAACTTCACTCTGAATTTGCGCTTTACCTTCGCTGCTGTTTGGGTCTGGACGCTTGCCCGGTGACTGGCTGGAAACGAACTCGATATCGCGCTTATTTTCCTTTTGCGGGTCACGTACAGCAGCAACCACACCGATTGAGCCAACCAGAGCGGTATCGGCTACAACCACTTCATCTGCGGCAGTCAGCATCCAGAGCGCCGCGGATGCGCCAAGATGCGCGACATAAGACACCATCTTCTTTTTGCCGCGTGCTTCGAACACCATATTGGAGAATTCGTTGGTGCCGTTGACTTCTCCACCAGGGCTGTCCACGTAGAAGATGATTGAGTGAATCTTTGGATCGTTCTGCGCTTTGTTGAGATCACGAGCGAGCGCATCAATTGTAGTGGCGCCGGAAATGTCAGAGAACATGTCGGCACGGCGAAAGATCGGGCCTTCGATGGGAATAGTCGCCACGCCGTCCCGTTCCGTTGTCGCCTTGGTTTTATCAAGCGGGCGACCGAGTTCCTTTTCCAGCGCATCAAGGTCAAGATCTTCCCCTTTAGCCTTCCGCTCCAGTGCAGCATAGTAGATCTCCACCATGCGGCGTGCGGTGCTTTCTGTGATGGCCCAAGGCTGGTTTGTCAGGAAGTTAAAGAATCTCATTCGTCTGCTTGGTCGGTCGAATCGGCTGGCTTGCCGCTCTTTTTGTCACTGCGCACATTATCACTACCCGAAGAATTAGATTGCTGGAGTGGTCCGGCCTTCACACGCTGCGGTAGTTCTTCCCCTTCTTCTGGTGGCGGAATGCCGAGTTCAGCAAGGAGAGTAAGCCACTGCGAGTCAGTTAATGATGGGCCTAACTTCTCGAGCGCGACTGCCGTTTCAGCCCAAGTGTTACCCTCTTCATCGCCAATCATCACTATCGGCGTGAGATCGACATCCCCTTCGCCAAAGTTCCAGCGCACGAAGTTCTTCCAAACATCATTTCGGAGACAATCGGCCACCTGACGCTTTCGTGAGTAGCAGAACAGGTCAAGTACGTCCTTGAAAATGCCCTTGGATGAGTAGCTTCCTGTCTCGCTGTCTTTGGTAGCTCCTGATTGCCCAGAGAGCGCGTAATCGATTTGTTTATCGTAGTCCTCATAAGCGCGAGTGAACTGTGAGCCGGTGCCGTCAACGCCGTAAGCTTGTACCGATGCACTGTGCGGAAAGGCTGCGCTGGAGCCACTTTCGAGTCGCGCTAATGCATTCGCCATTGCCTGTTGTGCCGAGATAACCTCGCCTTCGTTATCTGGATCTTCCTCTACATTCGTGTCCAATCCTTCAGCCGTGAATCCTATCGCTGACTTGATACCACTCTTTTCCAGCCACTTGAGATCCAGCCCTGGCACGAGACACTTTGCCTGCCAGAAGTTGTAAGCCGCTCGCAGCACGTTCAAACCGCGAGGATCTTCATCTTCTGTCTCGAAGGTGAGTACCGCGAACTTCTCACGTTCAATAATCTTCTGCCCGTCAATCTGCGAGCTCGGCACAACTCCTGCCCGCCCATACATCCAGGCAGTGAGTCCGATTACGTTGCGAAACGGGTCCACAACAAAGGCGGTAGTGTTGTGCGGCTTCACCTTGATCGATCTGAGCGTGAGTTTGTAAGCATCTGGGCCAGTAGGTAAAGGCTCGTTGTAGGTGATTTCTGCGACCGTATGTGAGCGTTTGAGTGCGTTCATCATCTCAGCAATGATTGCTTGAATTGGACGATGGAGGTTGTTCTGACTACGCAGACAGCAATCGCGGATCTCTAAGGCGCGGTCATAGCGGGGATCTTTCTCACCTACTGCTGGATGGAGGTTGATTTCTTCTGAGGTAACAGAAAGCTTTTGATAGTTGATGTTCTTTGAGACTACCGGATCGCGCGACATGCGCTCGTAGACATCCCAACCAATTAAGCATTCAAGTTCGTCGTTGAAGTTGGAGAGGATTTGCCCGATCTTGCGAGTGAAACCGCCAGTTCCGACTACGTATTCCTTTGTCGGATCTACTTGAGTAGGCTTTTTGGGGCGGATTTTCTCTTGTGGTAGTGCCATTCAGAAGAGAGAAATAACACAATTCCGGGGCTTATATCAGCAAGCGGACGTAATTCACGCGAATTATATCCTCTCGGTTGACACAATCGGCACAAAAGAGCAGGTTGCTTTTACATGCAGCGTTTCGCTACTAAACCATCCTAAACCCGCTTGCCTGCCGTGCTCCTGCTGTAGCTGGCTTAACTCGCACAACCCGTTTCACCAACAATCCCATTCCAAGCGCATCGTAAGGATCGTCGCCGCCGTTTCCGTCTTCGTCAATATCCCACTTGAGAACGTCTTCGGGTCTGTGTGGGTCGTGTTGGAGCGCTGGAATGCACTCAATCAGCCGCGTACATGTGCTGAATATCTTGATTGTGGGGCGGATTTTCTTCTCGCTATGCACATCCCCAAGACGCTCCAGAAGTTCACCGGCGCGGCTAATCCTGCTCATATTTGCGCGCTCCAAATGAATACCGTGAGACTCATACTGTTGCGCGATCGTCCTGCCGTGTTCGTCGCCTTTGTTATCGAACGCATCCGCACCAGCCACGAACGGACGTACACGCTTGGCATCAAGTCCCTGTCCTAAAAACTTCTCTTTGATAAGCGGGGCGTGCTGACCAGGCAGCATCTTTGCTTCGACGTGCTCTGCGGTTACGTAGATATCTCCATCGAACTCTCGTAAGAGATAAACCGCGGTGGGGTGAGTAAATCCGTAGTCGAGTGTTGCCCAAGCAGGCCAGTGGATAGGCACAGGAAAGGGTTTGATTACATGCGCGTCGTAATACCAGTTCGTGAAGTATTGGCCGGCCGCAATGTCCCAATCACCATCTCGCCACGCCGCTCGTAACCAGCCTGAGAGTTCATTTAGAGACTGCTCGTAACCAGCATTCAGGAAAGCGTTGTCGCGGTAAGTGGCAAAGACAAAGCGCGTAACTGTCTCTGCTTGGTCACGCCATGGCTTAATAAACTTTTGCTTGGTGTGTTCGTGTCCGACTCCGCCCGGATTGAATGTGTGATAGATACGTGGGCGCCAGCCTTCTTTTGAGGAACGGATGCTTGTCTTTATCTGCTTCTGTTTGGTCGCGGAGATCTGGTTTGATTCTTCAATTAGGGCTCCATCGTATTCGATACCGAGATAGTTATCAATGTCCTTCTCAGCGTTGAAATGGCCGAGGACGATCCGCGATCCTGATTCCGTGAGATGAAGTATTCCCGCATGGCTTCGATAATCGTGAGGGACACGGCCAAGCAACTTTACCCGCAAATCCTCAAAGCTTTCTCGCGCTGCCTTGCCAACCTTGCGCAGAAACAGAAACTTTAATCCTTTAATGCGGCGACAGTCATCAATTGCTATCTGACCAAGGCCCGCGTGAGACTTACCAGGACCGCGAGCGCCGCCAAAGCCTACTTCTGTAGGGCCATCCTCGTTGTCACAGAGACGCGCAGCAGCGTGAAAGGCGAGTTGTTTAGGTTGGGGTATATAGCCAGCTCGAATGAAGCGTTCTAGCGAGTCTTGTGGAACGCCAAGGTTGCGGGCTGTCGCTGCGAGTCGCGCCGAAGCATCACTGAGACTCAGCACCATAAACTTTCAGGATTGCTTCGGCTACAGGTTGTAGCAGCGCGGTTCCGTCTGGATTGGAGATTTCGTGTCGATCGCGGTACTTGTCGGGTTTGCGGGCTTTCAGAATGAACATTGCTAGCACGTCGCTGTGCTCTTTGACTCTGCCGCATTCCTCGCCTTGGTAGAAAACTGGTTTTTCAACGCCATCATGAGCGCGTCGATAAATTTCCTGCTCAAGCGCATCGGTAGTCTTCTCAATAATGTCATCCCATAGCACGGAGAACTCGAGGTCTTCACGTTTCCAATCGTATGCCGATGTGCGCCCTATTCCAATCGCATGGCACGCAACTGAAACATTCCCCGCAGAAGCGGCTAATGCCTCTAGGAATTTTCCCCTGTTTTCTAGTGTACGAATTGTACGACCTCTCAACTTGACCTACCGTCCTATAGGTGTACCTACTGGAACACATATCATTGGCATCTCGCCTGGTTGGTCTTCTTTCCTGCCGCCTTGAGGACGCCACTCAACCTTACCGGCCGCTACTAACTTATCCACGCAAGCTTTGATTTGCTCCGCTTCCAATCCAAACATGTTTTTGCCACACTCGAGACAGGTCATTATTGCTTCTACTGTGTAGCAGCCATCGTCAATTCGCTCGTAGATCTTCTCGAGCAATGAGCCATTGGCACGATGCTTCTTCTGTGCGATCGCGCGCCGTAACTGGCGGTAACTCAACCCTTCCAGTTCTGCTTTCATCAACCATTTCTTTTGTTGGGCGGGCCTTAGTGCGGCTACTGCCAAATGATGATTGAATGACAGCTTTTCATTGCGCAAAGAAAAGTCAACCTTGGACGCTACATAAACATCGTTTGCGAGGGACTGATAGCTTTGCCCGGTGGCTTCGATTGCTTGCGTATACTTCTCACCATACTGAGCTTCACCATAGCGTATCCAATCGCCGATCCAGAACTGGACTCCTTGACACGTTCTGCGCAACATTGCGCCAAGAGTTTGCCAATCATCGAAAGCAAGGCCGGGTTGGATTGTCAGACTTGTGGCTGTGAACTGACATCCAGGTACATCCAGGATTGATAGGTCTGATTTAGGGCGTTGAATAATAGCTGCGCTCATCTTTGATGGGTTAATGGACGCTCCCCGATCTTGTATTCGACCTCAAAGGCTATTAAAGCGTCTCGAGCGGCCTGAATCGACTGCGTTAACATGCCCTTTCGATCTTCTTTGCGCACCTCTTCGACTATGGCTGCTTGTAGACGAGCGTGCTCTGAACGTAACTCCATCGCTTTGAATTTATCGGTCATGTCTGGATACTTCTTGCCCGTCTGCGCGGCAATACGTTTCACTTGCGACTTTGATTTGTAATCAGGTGCATATTGAACTTTTCCTGTTTCCATAGTGCGCTCGCCTTCACTTCCCATTCACCATCACAGTCTAGAACCTCACAAACTCAACATAGTTTCCCTTTGGCTGATTTGCTGGACGCGGCACTAGCCGATTCGGTCTATAACCTTCGCCTGCCTGTTGCTGCCAAAGTGACGCTTGCTCATTCAGCCCAGTTGGATAACGAAGAACTCGAGGCAGAGCAGGAGCAGGGATGGGCGTAGGTGGCGGTACTGGTATAGGCGCGGGAGCTGGAGTCGGAGATGGTGCTGGCGGAATTGTTCCCGGCTCCGTCTGGGTTAGACGCTCCCACGCACTCGTTGCCCATTTGTACCAGAAGTTATCCATGCCGAGCACATAGACCACTTGGGCCAGGTATTTGTAGATCGTTCCTTCTCCACCACCTGCCTGTACGCCATTTCGCAGCGTCTTATTTGCAGCCAACGTCCATTTTGCGCCAGTGGAATCAAT